ACAGGTTGGAACAAATAAGCATGATGTATGACAATCCTAACACTGTCAATATCAAAACCATGTCTCAATACTCGCATGAACCTGTCCATAACAGGTTCGGGGATGTGAACATACCTCGATGCGTATATCCAAGGACCAACGTCGTCGTCCGGTAGTAGGTGTGCATCGAAATATTGCCATACACAAAAATTACGTATTACCCTAAGAACGTCGGCGCGATTAAAATTGGGATTGTGTCTCACTACATGCATAAACCTGGCAGTCTCATCTCGAGACGTGACGGTATCGACAGATGCACGTATCCACGGAACGATATCGTCATCCGGTAACGGTCTCTGTACCGAGTCTCGAGGAGTCACGCCCTCGATTACGACCATTGTTCGACAGTAAGGACACGATGGTACACGCGCTAGCCATGAGTCAATGCACTCTTTGTGGTAAGAGTGGTTGCATGGCAGAACACGGGTCTCGGATGTCTCGAGGGTTTCTCGGCAGATCGCACAGGTGTCAATGTTGTACATGTTGGATACCAGTCCCTGTCTCGGCTGCTGGGAATCAGTTTTGGGAGGTTGCTAGTTAATTTACACACACTGTAAAGTGTGTGTAAACTATAATTGTTTATTGAGTGGACTCTTGACATGCTTGTTCTATGAGCTGTTGAAGATCAGTACTGTATCCAGATCGCCACCTACAAACATTACGTAATACCGTGTGAACGTCCGATACCATATTGTACTTTAACGTATACACGTCGTTGCGATGAAAATCGGGCTTGTGTCTCAATACTCGTATGAACCTGTCCATAACAGGTTCGGGTATGTTCACATACCTCGATGCGTATAACCAAGGAACAACATCGTCGTCCGGTAGCAGGTGTGCATCGAAATTGTGAAATTTACACAAATGATATATTACTGTTTCAGCCTCGTCGGGATTAAAATTGGGGTTGTGTCTTACTACATGCATGAACCTCTCTATCTCTTCTCTAGTTATACCACCGGCGGACCTCGACACATGTAACCACGGAGCGATATCGTCATCCGGTAGTGGTCTCTGTACCGAGTCTCGTGGAGTTATATCAGCATTTTGATATACAAAAAAACGACGTATTACCTGGTTGACATCGGCGCGATCAAAATTGGGGTTGTGTCTCGCCACACATATAAACCTATCTATCTCTTCGCTAGTTATACCACCGGATGACGATATCGATGCGCGTAACCATGGCTCGATATCGTCATCCGGTAGCGGTCTTGGTTCCGAGTGCAACAATTTGTCTCCCTGCGCGCTATCCGTATTCACATCCTCATTGACTACAGGTTTGGAGAAAATAATGTTGTTCACATCGTAGTCAGAAACGCGAGTCAGTTGAGTGTTGTCCATTGGATTTATACTAGAAGGCGTCTGTTTAAGTCGAATGAAAAATACAATTTGCGAAATAACTGCGATAGTAAATGTCGTGTGGGACGCTTGAATGCAGTGCTGGAAAATTCGAGTCCGAGGCTACAACAACGACGCTTCCCGGTTTTGGGAGGTCGCTAGTTAATTTACACACACACTTTACAGTGTGTGTAAACTATAATTGTTTATTAGATTTCTATCCCACGTTCAACCATCACGTGTAATGCGGCAAATGTTGTAGTAGCCATATTATCTGCCTGGAAAGTAAGGAGTAACTCGTAGTCGAGTCTTCTGAGAAACTTGAGAATAAATTCGTTACTGAGTTGCTGGCAAATTATAAAGTTGTTTACAACCGAGTAGGCGCGCTGTTCATACGCAAAACACATGTACGTGTCCATTGCGGTTACTGACAGCTCGTAGTTTTCTGAGAAATCTGTCCATATCGCGGGATGGTAGTTACTAGTTCTCAGCGCGTGTATTACATCGGGATGATCAGCCAGCGCGTAAATACTGTTATTATCCTCTTCAGCGTCGCTTTGGGAGTAAGTGTCAGTATACGTCGATTCGACATCCGTGTTAAAGCTATTCTGAGTGATAAACGATTCGTTGTCGGATTCGTCTTCCTGCGCGCTGTCTGTATCAACAGGAGTCACGCCCTCGATTACGACAATTGTTCGACAGTAAGGACACGATGGTACACGCACCAGCCATGAGTCAATGCACTCCTTGTGGTAAGAGTGGTTGCATGGTAGAACGCGGGTCTCGGATGTCTCGAGGGTTTCTCGGCAGATCGCACAGGTGTCAATGTTGTACATATTGGATACCAGTCACTGTCTCGGTTACGGTGAATCAATTTTGTGGGGTCGCTAGCTAATTTACACACACACTGTAAAGTGTGTGTAAACTATAATTGTTTATTAATTGGCCTGATATGTATGTCGTCTGAGCCGTCGTATGAGCTGTCGAATATCAGCCCTGTAGCCAGATTGATAGACCCGAGTATTATTTAATACCTCATGAACTTGACGATGATTAAAATTGGGATTGTGTCTCACTACTTGCAGAAATCTCTCCATCTCAGCCTGAAGTAGGTAATCTGTCGATGCACGTATCCACGGAGCGATATCGTCATCCGGTAACGGTCTCTGTACCGAGTCTCGAGGAGTCACGCCCTCAATTACGACCATTGTTCGACAGTAAGGACACGAGGGTACACGCGCTAGCCATGAGTCAATGCACTCCTTGTGGTAAGAGTGGTTGCATGGTAGAACGCGGGTCTCGGATGTCTCGAGGGTTTCTCGGCAGATCGCGCAGGTGTCAATGTTGTACATATTGGATACCAGTCACTGTATCGGCTACGGGGAATCAGTTTTGGGAGGTTGCTAGTTAATTTACACACACACTTTACAGTGTGTGTAAACTATAATTGTTTATTAATTGGTCTATTGGGATAGCGACTCTACTTCGTATATCAACCGAGTAAGATCAGCACTGTATCCATTTTGATAGAACCCGGCATGACGTATTACGTCATGAACGTCGCGAGAATTAAAATTGGGATTGTGTCTCAGTACTCGTACGAACCTGTCCATAACAGGTTCGGGGATGTGAACATACCTCGATGCGTATAACCAAGGAACAACGTCGTCGTCCGGTAGTAGGTGCGCATCGAAATATTGATGTATACACAAATGATATATTACCGTTTCGACGTCGTCGTAATTAAAATTGGGGTTGTGTCTCACTACACGCATAAACCTCTCAATCTCAGCCCTACTCATGACATCATCTGTCGATGCGCGTAGCCACGGCTCGATATCGTCCTCCGGTAGCGGTCTAGGTACCGAGTTTAACGATTCCTCGTCGGATTCGTCTTCCTGCGCGCTATCTGTATCAACAGGAGTCACGCCCTCAATTACGACCATTGTTCGACAGTAAGGACACGATGGTACACGCACCAGCCATGAGTCAATGCACTCCTTGTGGTAAGAGTGGTTGCATGGTAGAACGCGGGTCTCGGATGTCTCGAGGGTTTCTCGGCAGATCGCGCAGGTGTCAATGTTGTACATATTGGATACCAGTCACTGTATCGGCTGCGGGGAATCAATTTTGTTGTCGCAGAGCTGGACAACAAAACCAACATTTCTTAACCATATATGGACAAGAAGCTAATTTACACACACCTAACAGTGTGTGTAAACTATAATTGTTTATCGAGTAGCCTCTTGACATGCTTGTTCTATGAGCTGTTGAAGATCAGCACTGTATCCGGATTGCCATCCACAAACATTACGTAATACCTTACGAACGTCGTAGCGAGTAAAACTGGGGTTGTGTCTTACTACATGCATGAACCTGTCCATAACAGGTTCGGGTATGACCGCGTGCTCCGATGCGAAGTGCCACAAAAAAATGTCGTCGTCCGGTAGCAGGTGCGCATCGAAATTGTGAGATCTACACAAATTATATATTACCAAGTGAACGTTGGCGCGAGTAAAATTGTGTCTCGCTACTCGCATAAACCTCTCCATCTCTTCTCTAGTTACGTCGCGGCTCGACACACGTAGCCATGGAACGATATCGTCATCCGGTAACGGTCTCGTCACCCAGGCTCGAGTCACAGGAGTCACGCCCTCAATTACGACCGTTGTTCGACAGTAAGGACACGAGGGTACACGTGTTAGCCATGAGTCAATGCACTCCTTGTGGTAAGAGTGGTTACATGGCAGAACACGGGTCTCGGATGTCTCGATGGTTTCTCGGCAGATCGCACAGGTGTCAATGTTGTACATATCAACTATGATGCACCCGTTAAGACCGGGTTTGGACTTGAATTAATTTACACACTTGAATTATATAATGGGTCGTATTACTTTTCAGCGAAAAGTAATAATTATGACTCGCGCCACTTGTACGCGCAGTTGTAGCAGCGCGCAAACACCGACGTGCCCTCGTCCGCCGACCGCACTTGCTTTGTGAACGAGAACACTTTGCCCGACTTGCACTTTTTACACGAAAGCGCGCCTTCGACGATATCGACGTCCTCGGACAAGAACTTGTCGGTTTCATCCAGCGCCTGTATTTCATTCCAGAACGCGTTGAGATCGAACCCCGTTTTCCCCTCGCGTATATCGGCATGGTACTCCTTGACCCAGCCCTGGGTCAGGTACCCGATACATTCGTACATTTTCTTGTAGTAGTCCCGCGGGGTCGTCGAACTGGTATATATGCGCGTTTCGAGTATTTTGACGTTGGATTCCACGTTGAGGTACTCCGACAACGCCTTCACGCCGACGGCTCGACATTCGTCCATGTGATATTTTCCACGATATGTTGTATGGGTTTTCACTTTTAACACTTTATCCCCATGAACTCGTTCAAGCACAACTTTGCGGGATGGTTGAGGATACTCTTGTTGTACAGCATGCATTCAACGGTAAACCAGCCTATACCCGTGATCTCGTCCGACAACGGCTTGGTATCGAGCTTCGCCGCCAACACGATATCGTACATATCCCACCGACTGTTCATCAGCTTGTGCGCGCCAATATATCTGTTAACCGAAAGCCCGGTCTCTTCGCGTGTTTCTCGAAGAGCACACTCCAGCGCGGTCTCCCCCTCCTCGATCCGCCCCTTTGGCGGCCCCCACTTGCCGTTGTACGATTGGACGAGCAGCACGAGGTTGCCGGGCTTGGTATGGATAAACGTCCCGGCCCGCTGCACGTTGTTCACGTACGGCCCGAAATCGGAATCTTCTCCCGTGTCAATATTCTTTCGCGTGAACGAACACTTGTGGCACACGCACACGAATTTATCGCCGATAACCATATATCACCGTCCGCGTGCGATTAAACCACATTACTTACTCGACGGTGGCGCGATGCAGTACCGTATCGACAATATTGGCAAATACCCGCCCCGCTTCGTCGGTATACACCACCGCGTGTTCTTGTTGTTTAAGAAACACGTACCGCCGCTGCTCGGCCGCGGTCCGCCACGCCGACGGCATCGTCAGGTCGAGTATCATCGGCTCCCACGTCCCGTTTGGAGACGCGTTCACCGTAAACTGTAGTGTTTTGTACCCGAGCAACACACCCAGCCAAAATATCGGCTCGTCCATTGCTTTGATCAGGCACACTCGGTCAAGGATCCAGTCCTCGGCCTTGCACACGGCGTCGATACTGGCCTTGATCATTTCTCGAACACTCACGCCGTACTCGTACGAGTACCACGTCGCCAGATCGCCGAATTGCACGTCGGTGCTTAGCTTGCCGCGCACCGACTCGCCGATGCTGCCTTTGTTCATCATACCCGACTCGGCCAGTATTCCCGTGTTGGGGATAAAAATATGGTCGCCGGGATATATCACCGGGTTGTTGTCGCCGTCGACGGCCATCGCGCCCCACTCCCGCGCATCTTTCGTCGACGCGCAGTACCTCCACACGATCGTGTACGGGTCGGTCGTGCCGTACGTTTTCAGCACCAGCTCGTCGCCGTGTGTCCCCCGGTACTCGGTCAGCAGCTTCATCAGCATGTCCATCTTGTTCACAGCACGCAGCGTTTTCCCGATTGTGTAAGCGAGTCCGGTGCCGCCCCCGAAAAACGGCGTGAGCCACAAGCCCGGGCTGGTCGCGCTGCCGGCACTGACAGACACCTCGACCGACTCGCCCTCTGCCAGACCGAACGCCCAGCTGTTGTGTGTCCACAGAAAGCCCATGTTCCCCTCGGTGTTGTTGACATCGATTCCGTTGAGATACGTCCACCGACTGAACGCGTCGTCGTACAGCGGCCCGAACGGGTAGTATATGTTTCTACAGTATGCGTGGCGGGGAAAGTTGGCCGGCGCGGGCGCGGATCCGTCCTGGAGATTGTTCGACCCGCCCCGCATGTCCGATATCGGCTCGTTGTCTATCAACCTGCCAGACGAATGTGCGGTGTACAGTCGCTTGTCCATGTACGTTTTCCACGAGTAGAAGTACCCGTCGGGTATGACGGACACACACACCCGCGTTCCGTTACCGGTAATACAGTTGAACACAATGTCTAGCGTGTCGTATATGTCGACAATATCTACCGGGGATTTTCGCTGCAACGCGGTGCGCGAGTCCGGGTACAGCACCGACAAGTACTGCAGTATCCCCGCGTGTTCGTCGGCGACGAGTTTTTCGTCCATGGAGAGCGCGTGCTCGTGTCCGTCTGCCATCCTCGACGACGCGGTGCCTCCCTGGTACATCACCACACATGTAACAACCACGGCAACACCAACAATGCACGCAACGAGCACACCTGGTCTACTATCCATGTTTATATTCCCGGCGAAAATAAAATAAAGAACTCTGGTGTAATACAAACAATGAGCGCGAACGACTTTGAAACATTGCTGGGAATCGTCGACGAGCACGAGTACGAGTACGAGTCGGTCCAGTCGTCCGACGACGAACTACCTGACCCGTCAGAAATTGGTCCGGTGACATACAACAGCGAGCGGATGTACATCGTCGCAACGCTAAGGTACCTTGTTCAAAAGGTCAAGCAGCTAACCAGCGACTACGACGAGCTACTGCGCAGCAAATAATTATTCTTCAAGAATAATTATAATTTAGTTTCCTTGCGTTTTCTGGCGGGCTTCTTCTGTGCGGCTGCGTCGGGGACACTGGCGACCGGCTCGACCACTGGCTCCTCCTCCTTCTTTACGGGCACTGCCGCGGTATTGAACACGGATTTCTCGTCGACCGACAACTTGTTCCATTCTTCGGCAATTTTCTTCATGAGGTCTTTTGGCCCGAGATCCGGGCAGGTGGCCTTGATCCTGGCGCGATCCAGCGTACAAAAGTTGATGTATGCGCTCTTTGGTCTGTTGCTCTTTGGCTTCTCCACCTTTTCGATCTTTGGCAGGCTATCCTTCAACACCTGGTATTTTTTGGTGTAATCGTCTTTCTTATCGGCCGGTAGTTCTTGCCAGAGTCTGGAGCACTCTCGGACAATCTCGGTGCTTTTCAGTTCCGGGCGGGAAACTTTCAGCTCGGCCCGTTTGTCGTCGCAAAACAATAGGAAATTGGACTTGGGTTTCTTTACTTTCTGTACGTCGGACATTATATTTTCTCTATCTCACAGTTACTTTAAGTCGCTTACTGTACACCAACGACGGTACCAGTCTTATCTACTTACACGCGAATGTAAGTAGAATAATTGTTAGGCGCTTAGGATTCGCCGTATCTCACTCCTAATCTTGTTTATGGTCAGCTCGCTGATGTTCACCTTGGCAGAAAACTCCTTGATGGTCATGGCTGTTCCAGTTGCATGGATATAGTGGTAAACAATCCCCGCGGCCACGCTTTGCGGGCGCGATTCTTTGAACACGGCGGACTTTTTGCTCACGCTTTCATACAGTTTCAACACGTCTTCTTTCTGGGCATGGCTCGCGTTCAGAAGGATCATGATTTCGTCCATTATATCTTCGGGCCTGATGTACGCGCTGTGCACGCTCTTCGACTTGGGTAGGTTTAGTGCAACCTGCTTAATTCCGTGCAAGAAGTCGGACTTGTCGAGCTTGGCGTCTTTCATTATTTCGCGCAGTTTGTCGCAACTCTTGGGCGTGCCCAGCTTATTGTAGGCATGGAATAAACAGGCGGCAATAATAGCTTTCCGAGACGACTTGCCGCGCTTAATACTCCCCTTGGTCACTTGCATGTACAGGTCGTTCGCGATACTTATCACATTTTCGCCTATCCCGGTATTTTCAAGATCTTTGAGGATGACCATCCCCTCGGTCTTTCGCGCGACACAGCGCGTGGGGTTGCTTTTACCCTCGCCCTCGTAGTACCGCCACTCTCTCTCGAATGTCTGGATTTTTTCGAGCTCCATGCCACAGTCGACACATATGACGGTAGTTACATCCACGCATTTGTTGGCGTGTACGCACGCGTCGGCGCATTTGACCGTTGCAACATTGTCAAACACGTCAAAGTACGCGTCCATGATATACTAGTATCGTAAAAGAATTAAAAAACATTTTTTCGTACTCTCAATAAATGTCTCTTGGAAGTGTCAGACAATTGTATGTCGCCGTCGAAGAATGCAACGTCAGGCTAAACACAGTTGACAAAGAAAAGCCGTGCAAGTGTCCGTGCACCGAGCAATGCGGGAAAGACAAGGATACACTGAAACAAGAAATCATGGACGAGTACAAGAAGCGCGTCAATGCATTTGTTGAAGCAATACAACAGCCACTGTTGGCCGCCCAGGTGGAACTCGCCGTCGACTCCCTATCACTGGAGTAAGCAAGAGAAATATATTGATGATTAAAATACCACCGCGCACCCGGCTTAAATAATTATTGATTAACATTAATTAATTATTTAAAAATATAAATGTCATCGAAGGCGTATTTACATATAGACAGCTCGTACAGAAACAGGAACACGTACCCGTTGGCGTCGTCGTTTGTCGTGCCGATATCGCAAAATTACAACGAGTACACGCCCTCTGCTGTTTATTCGTCGGACCCGGTGTCGCTGGCAGCCCCGCAGTATATATTTAGCGGGCAATCTCTAGTAACCGCCCCGACCGCGTTCAACGGAGGTACTAACACACTACCCACCTTGAACGTGACCGCATCCAACTTGGACAATTACTACAATGGGTATAATTTGGTTGACGTAACGATCGGGCAGACCCGCCAGATAATCGGGTACACGGGGAGTTCGCAAACTGTCATCCTGGACCACCCATTTTCGGGTACGTGGGCATCCACGGACTTGTACGTACTGTCAGACCCCAGCACGGCATCCACGGTCCAATTCCAGCCAGGTGGAAGTTCGGTCTCTAATGCATATGCAGGGAAATATCTCAAGGACGAGACTCTCAACAAGTACAGGCTGATCACGCGTTACGATGGAACCACAAGGACAGCCACTCTCGATTCGCCATACACCGGGTGGGCTATAAACAACAGCTACTCGGTAAGGGGGGTTCCGTCAGAAGAGCAGGGGTTGATTACAGGGGTGTCTGCAAATACCGTTACGCTTGCTGTCACTTCTTCGGGCGAGAACGAGCATTACACGGGCAAGTTCATGTATTTCGGGTCTGGTGCGCTACAGGGACAGACCCGAATAATAGTTGCGTACAACGGAAGTACAAAAGTCGCGACACTAAACCAGTACTTTAGTGTCCTACCGGCAATCGGTAACATATACGAGATATTGCCGTTTAGTTACGACAATGTTTACCCGTTGCAGTATACGGGTAGTGTGCTGTCACAGCAAGAAACGACAAACTACGAGATCCAGCTTATTTCGCTGCAATTGCCCAACAAGTTGCTGGTCACGTCGCCCGGTAGCAGGATCACATACTACCCGTACGTGTTTGTTGATATAGCCAACGACACTGCCCCGAGTATGTCAAAAAACGGTATTTTCTCAAACAACCCCAGCGCGCAGAAAGCCGTGTTTATCGTCCCTATAACCGACGTGCAGGACCCGGACAGTGCGCAGTTCCTGTCGCTTACGAGCGACATGGTTCAGACCATGCGGTTCAAGCCGAACGATAATCTGCGGTTCTCTGTCTCTCTCCCAAACGGCGTGCTGTACAATGTTGGTCCCGATATGTACTCGCCACTACCGGTCGACCCGACTATACAAATAACGGCGGTTTTTTCTATCCGGCGCGTACAATAAACAGTTAATAATTAGTCGGTGTGTAGTATGATAATTGCTGCAATCGACCCCGGGGTTAAAAACTTTGCGATCGCAGTCGAGTACGTCGACACGGCGACCTTCCACCCACTGGTACACGCCAAGGATATCGATACCGCGCTCCTGTGCTCTGAAACAGTGTATACGAATGTTCGGGACATCGCGTGTGACAACCCGGTAAAGGCAGTGACGTGTTTACTCAAAGATTACACCTGGATATGGGAGATGTGTGACGTGGTTGTAATAGAGCGACAAATGCAGTTCGGGGGTGTTGTCAACAACACGTGTCTACGGATTGCACACCATTGTATGTCTTTCCTCGAACTGTTCTATCCGTCCGTAGACGTTCTGGAGTACCAGAGTTCCAACAAAACCCGGGTATTGAACGCCCCCAAGGGTATGAGTAAACCACAGCGCAAAAAATGGGCGGTAGATACAGTTACCGGCATTCTTAATAATCGCGGCGATACGCGCACCCTTCAACTGCTTGGTGATATTAAGAGCAGTGGCCAAAAACTCGACGATATATGCGATTGTATACTGATGTGTCTGACCCACTGTATACTGCTCGGTAAAAAGACTCGTCGATCATTTATTTCTTAACCATATATGGTTAAGAAATGTTGCTTTTGTTGTCGCAGCTCTGCGACCTCCCAAAACTGATTCCCAGCAGCCGAGGCAGGGACTGGTATCCAACATGTACAACATTGACACCTGTGCGATCTGCCGAGAAACCCTCGAGACATCCGAGACCCGTGTTCTACCATGCAGCCACCCTTACCACAAGGAGTGCATTGACTCATGGCTAACACGTGTACCCTCGTGTCCTTACTGTCGAACAATGGTCGTAATTGAGGGCGTGACTCCACGAGACTCGGTGACGAGACCGCTACCGGAGGACGATATCGAGCCGTGGCTAGATGCGTCATACGGTCGTAGTGTAACTAGAGAAGAGATGGCGATGTTTATGCGAGTAGTAAGACACAACCCCACTTTTAATCGCGACGACGTTCTTGGGGTAATATATAATTTTTGTGTATTGCAAAATTTCGATGCGCGCCTACTACCGGACGATGACATTGTTCCTTGGATATACGCATCGGAGCACGCGGTCATACCCGAACCTGTTATGGACAGGTTCATGCATGTAGTAAGACATGGTTTTGATATTGTCAGGGTTAGGATTATACTATATAATGCGTTGTACCACCAACGTAGATACATATACAGTCCTGATCTTCGCCAGTTGATACAACGTGCATACCAGGGTATTCAATAAACAATTATAGTTTACACACACTGTTAGGTGTGTGTGTAAATTAGCTTCTCGTCCATATATGGTTAAGAAATGTTACGTCTCGTCCATATATGGTTAAGAAATGTTACGTCTCGTCCATATATGGTTAAGAAATGTTACGTCTCGTCCATATATGGTTAAGAAATGTTACTTCAGTAAAAGTCTAGCATACCTTAATACGTCCGCGAGTGTTACACCCATGTCGAGTTTGGGTAGCATATTGCCCAGCGCGGTCCTTGATATGCGCCCATTCTCGGCTATCAAGTAGCCGTATATAAACGCAGCGGCGTTTTTGTGGCGTATATTGGGCAATGATTTAGCCGTTTGAATCATGGAGTTCCGCTTGGTATCTGTCAGGTTGAGTTTAGCCGACAATGTATCGAACGCTTCAAAAAAAGAGTATATAAACGCGCCCTCCGGTGTGCGTACGTCTATTTGCTCGTTGTGGATAGTGACCCTGTCGAAAACCCCGCGCTCTGGTAGATACTCGATGTCCTCGTCCATTTATTATAACTTATATAAAGTTTATAATCTAGTTTAGAAATGGAAAACACGTCTGTTACCTTCAAGGCTATTACAGATTTTGTGGCCGACCTTAACGTCGAGTTCGGTGAGACGTACAAGCCGGTATCACTGTACAACACCCTTCTGACTAAAACAACGCTTGCCCATGATAAGCCAGTCCAGAAACACATCCAGTTGTTCAAGGCGTTTTTAGACGAAAATGCGGAAGTGTTGAGGAACGCAGACACGTCCTTGATAACGAACGGGGTGATCAGGTACTCGGACCGGGTGTATATCGACCTCTACAGCATTTTAAACTCGGGTAATAGCGAAACGGCTAAAGCCGTCATCAAACACCTGGCAACCATAAACGCGTGTATCAACCCCACGGAGAACGCGATGTCGTTGGTCAAGAGTCTATGTGTGAGCGACCCCAACTACGACTTTATCACTGACATTATATCGACAGTTACAGAAAATATCGAGGGCAGCGATATTTCCGACCCCATGAGTACGGCGATGAGCCTGTTGAGTAGTGGCAAGCTGACAAATATCTTTGAAAACATGAGGACCAGGTATGTAAATGGTACTCTCGATCCCAGTCAGCTACTTAAAAAAGTGAGTCAAATGTACTCAGAAGTATCCCAAGGAGAAGCCAACCTCCCCGATATCGCATCCATTATTTCATCATGCACAAGCCAAATACAAGGAATGTAAAGCGGGTCGACGTGAATGCCTTCAACAAGTACGTGTTGTTGCTCGAACAAAAACTGGGCGTGAGTAAGCGCGAGCTCCTGCAGTGCGCAAACATCCAGGTAAGAAAGAAGGTCCTGCTCTCGAGTCTTAGGCGCCAGGCAGTTTGTCTTCCAGACAAATATATTGTCCGGGACAACTGTGTTGTTGGCAAAAAAATCGACGGGCGGGAATGTTCGCTGGAAGTGGACGATGTCCACTTCTTGAAAGAGAATAGCGTCGCGTACGCGATTCCAGACAACATGTGGTCGGAAAGCGCCGCCGCTGACGTGTTGAAGGAGTACATGTCAGACTCTGAAGAAGACGACGAATAATAATTATTTTACTGGTCCGCTAGTAAAATAAGATAAAACGGAATACATGATGAGAAACATGAATGTCGAGGTTGTGAAAGTGGCGGTCGACCGCCCGGCGTCGAGGCAGAAAAAACACGGGAGTAGTCCGCGGTTGTACCTCGAGCTAGTCGAAAACAAAGACAAGGTGAAGCAAGACCTTGTCAATAAAGAGTTTGTGCCCAAGGAAGAGCCCGAAGAGACGTTGTCCGATCTCGAGGACGAGCCGATCGCGGTCGAAAATAACGAGGGGGGTGAGCCGTCGGTCGCGGACGACAAGCACAGCGACCAGTCCGACGACAGGTCGTCTATTTTCGGGTCCGACAATGACGACGGCGCGGACGAGTTCGCAGAGCGACGCGAGAGTTCCAAGGAACAGCGACACCAGCGCGACGAAAGTGTCAATAATCGGATATCCGATATGATCGACAATTCTCCGTCAGAAAAAAACCCGCCCAGTCTTTTCCAAGTCACGGGGGGTGAGAAGAAATACTATAGGGACGTGAGCCAGGTGTCTAAAAACGAGATAGACGAGGAGGACGAGAAGCGGCAGCTGTTATTCAAGTTCGACCTGATGCGACGACAGTACACCGAATCGGCGACGCTTATCCCCGAGTATACAGTCCACTCCGACCTCCGCGTCATGCAGCGGTCGTATGAAACCACGCTGCAGCGGGTCGTGCTCGACTCGACGGTCGAGGACTATAAGGGGTATTTCCAGAAGGGGTGTTTTGCCGTCGAATTCCTGCTGAATTATTTCGGGTTTGACATATCCGGGTTCACCGGCGACCAAATGTCCAAAATGAATGCGTACGAGCGGCTGCTTGTCGAGCTGTGCGCGAAGCATTACAACCCGGCCGGCTCGAGCATACCCGTCGAGCTGCGCCTCCTGGGAATGATATTTATGAACGCCGCGCTGTTCATCGGTATGAAGATAATGGCCAAGAAGTTCGAGACGGGCGGGCCGCCTGCATCTCCCCCGCCAGCATCTGCGGGGAGTCAGCCCGAGCCGCGCAAGATGCGGGGGCCGCAAAACATCGGAGTGCCTGTTGGGAACGATAAAGAAACAAAATAAAGTTTTTGCAATATTAATAAATCATGAATAGTGACTTTATTAATAAAACGGTAAAGGAGTTGCGCGAGATGGCAAAGGCGCGCCAGATCAAGAACTACTCGAAGCTGTTGAAGGCCCAGCTCGTCGAGGCCCTGAGTACTACACTATCGGCAGCGGTCCAGCAAGTCGCGCAACCGCGATCCGGGATGGTGCAAACACATACGTACGAGCAGCTTGTAAAAAAGTCTGTGAAGGATCTCAAGGATGTGGCAAAGTCGGCCGGTGTGCAAGGATACTACAAGCTCAACAAAGATGCGCTCGTGTCGGCTATCCTTGCACAGAGCGTGCCGGTGGAGACGCAAGTACACGACGAACAGATCGGGCAGCTGTCCGAGTTTGCGCGGCTGAAAGTCGGCGAGCTCCGGGATCTAGCCAAGCGGGCGGGCGTCAAGGCGTACTACAAACTAAAGAAGGACGAGCTTGTCAGAGAATTGAGCCGCTCGCTCGCACCCGGTTTACGCGAAGAGGTGGTCCTTGTCGAGGAGGAGCCCGTGGTTGAGCCGGAACCGGAGACGATCCGCGCCGAGAATGAAATCGCGGTACTACCCCCGATCGAGGTCGAGGAGCGCCGGGAGGCGTACATCGACGACATACTCAACGAGATACAAATGCCCAATGTCGACAAATACTTGCGAAATGTCAACGAGAAAATCCTCCAGTGTTTAGGGATGTACTAACAAAAACTTAAACGAGTACGCGGTATACTAAATGGAGCCATTGTTGGACAGCAGCCTCTCGCGCTTCGTTCTTTTCCCGATAAAGTACATCGACATCTGGACAATGTACAAAAAGGCCGAAGCCTCCTTCTGGACTGCCGAAGAGGTGGACTTGTCGAAAGACACGCACGACTGGGAGTCGTTGTCGGATAATGAACGCTACTTCATCAAGCACGTGCTCGCATTTTTTGCCTCCAGCGACGGGATTGTCGGCGAGAACCTCGTCTCGCGGTTCATAGTCGATGTCCAGATCCCCGAGGCGCGGCTGTTTTACGGGTTCCAGCTGATGATCGAGGGTATACACGCCGAAGTTTATTCGCTGCTACTTGATACATATGTGAGGGACAACGACGAGAAGACGGCGCTGTTTAATGCGATACAGACCGTGCCGTGCGTGGCGAAGAAGGCCGACTGGGCGCTGACGTGGATCGCGAGCAGCGAGTCGTTTGCGGAAAGACTCGTGGCATTCGCGGCGGTCGAGGGTATATTCTTTTCCGGCTCGTTCGCGTCTATATTTTGGCTCAAAAAACGGGGGCTTATGCCTGGAATGTCATTCAGTAACGAGCTTATAAGTAGAGACGAGGGGCTCCACTGCGATTTCGCATGTCTTCTCTACTCGCATATAGTCAATAAGCCGTCCAGAGACACTGTCCTGGCCATAATCCAGAGCGCCGTGCAGATCGAGAAGGAGTTCGTGTGCGATTCGCTGCCCGTGAGCCTTATCGGAATCAACTCGCTGCTCATGTGCCAATATATCGAGTTCGTTGCCGACCGGCTGCTGGTCTCGCTCGGACAGGAGCGGCACTGGAAGACCGCCAACCCGTTCGACTTTATGGAGCTGATTTCGCTGCAGGGAAAAACAAATTTTTTCGAGAAGCGGGTCGGCGAGTACAAGCTGTCAAAGGTTGCGGGCAACGCGTCCGACAACGAGTTCCGGCTCGACGTCGAGTTTTAATTATATTATACACCGTATAATATAATATAATGGATCGGGTGGAGTGACTAATACATGTATGTTATCGCGCGTAATCGAGCTTGATCGGCGAATACGTGCCGAGATACTAGGGATGAAATCGTCCAGCGAAGTGTATACCGCGGTAGTGGACGACATCAAAGCCATCAGTGTTGACGCGGAAATAGTAAGTAGGGAAATAGAGCACACCGTCGGGCGCGCGAACAGAAATATGCAGTATGTCTCGAACGCGCTCGGCTTTTACACCATGGAGTCGCACGCGCTGCTCGCGGCGATCAATTCCGGGAACCAGGCCGCGATTTCCGTGTATATACATCTAGCGCGGAATTATATCGACGTGAACGACACGGCGCAGCCGAAAAAGGGCGTGCGCGTGGTCTGTTCCATATGTAAGAACGACAGGTTCGACGTTGTCAACAACACCACGCATATATGTCAAATGTGTGGAAACCAGAAGGACTTGTTTAATATAAGCCCGTCGTTCAAGGACTCGTCTCGCATAAACACCTCTATACGGTACACGTATAAGCGCAAAATCCACTTCAAGGACTGTATCAACCAGTACCAGGGCAAACAAAACTCGAGCATTGGCGACGACGTGTACAACAATCTCAGGGACAAAATCGCCCAGTACCAGCTGAAGATGGAGGATGTCACAAAGGACCACATCCTCATGTTTCTCAAAGATGACAACAACACAAAGTACTACGAGGATATAAATTTGATATACCGGACACTGACCGGTAAGCCGGTCGACGATATTGGGTACTTGGAAGACATTCTGGTGCACGACTTCAATGTTCTGTCGGACCTGTACGACAAACGGTTCAAGCAGACGAACAGAATAGCGCGGAAAAGTTTTATAAACACGCAGTACATCTTATTCCAGCTGCTCAAACGCCACAACCACAAGTGCAAGCGCGAGGATTTCAATATTCTCAAGACTGTTGACCGGAAGTCGCTGCACGAAGATATATTGTCGGAACTCTTTGACGAACTGGGCTGGAACTTCACGTCGTTATTCTAGCCGGCGCCGGTATAAAAAGATATTCTTTACAAAAAAACAGTATATTAAATGGGGAGTAGTTACTACGCAAATGCCGAACAGTTTACCCGCAATGTCGGTTTCACGACGGACAACCAGACGTTCGAGGAGATGTTCTCCGACAAGACCGTCGACTGGATGTCTGCGGAAATAACAGAGCGGCTGAGAGGTGTTTCCCCGGACGGGCGGGACATCGTGGTGCCGGACGACACAATACTCTCGGTCATGAACAATGTGTATATAACATACAGACCACAGACCGGAGATATATACTCGCGGTACACCATTTCGCAACTGGAAGAGCGGAACGATGCTGACCACATTATTACCGAAACAATCGAAATAATTGTCGACCAGGTGTCGACCGAGATGGAGGTTGCCGCGAACAATTACAAGCTCGATATTTGGGACAGTGTTCTTCTGGGTGACGGGATAAGCAGACACGGGCTGCGGCAGTACGCGCCCCTTAAAATGCGGGAAAATCGGCCGACGCCCATGCTGATGAATTTTTCATTCTAAATATATACATTGGGTAATGTGTATATTAATTAATATTGCAACCGCTGCAGGGTCATGCTCTCGGACACGACCTTGGACGCGACTAGCGCTGCGGCGATGAGCAGCATGAAGATGATGGTATTGATCATCATGCCCAGTTTTGTCTGGCCCAGTACAAAGAAGAGAATCGTTGCGAGGAATGTAAGTCCTACGACGTGCCACCAGGTGAGCGCCATTTATTTAACGAAAAAATTTAATACGGATTACATTTTCCGGGAATTTCGGGCAGGTCGTACTCGAACGTCAGCGGCCGGCCGTACGCGCCCTTGGCGCACCGTTTGTATTTCGGCGGGGTTTCCATCCAGAACTGTTCTTTCGACTTTAGCGCGAGCACCGTTACCAGCGCGGCAGCGACTGCCGCGAACACAAGAATGATGAAAAATTCTTGCTGCATTTTATTTAAATGAAATAAATAAAATGATGCTTACGCGATTTGACGACGAGCCGGACGCCGCGGGGGTCGACGTCGGCGACATTGATATTGTGGTTCGGCAGTACATGCGGACAGTGGCCGACGGGTGCGGGTTTATTTTCCCACCGCCGTCGGACAACCAGGTGACGTGTCTATTTTACATCAAAGACCTGGACACCGTGGTTCGCCTGTACGGCGATCTCGGACACTACTTTGAAGAAAATATCAAATTTGCCGACACATTTCTTTTCTACGACTACGCGAATGTGACTCGTGACGACACGGTGTCGCAACCGCCGCTACTCGAGGTATTTATCGGGGCATGTGATTATAATGTGTACGAGGTGCTGCGAGTGCTCAAGGCGCTTGTCGAGAACTCGCCGACCGACTACGTGTGGGTGGCGATGAGCCCTGAATTATCCGACAGCGTCCTTGTAACCATCGCGCAATACCTGCTGAGCAATGCGTTCAATACTCCGAAACTGTCGTCGACGACCATTGCCGGGCTGGTCCTACAAAAACCCGCGATAACGTTCATTCTTGACAAGGTAAATATTTCGATGCATACAGAGACCATCCCCGAGGCGCTCAAGTACGTCGCTAGTTTGAAAGAGCGGGCACTGCCCAGCAATCTCGACACGTGCACGTACACGGTGTATGTTCCACCCGAGACTCTGCTGAAAGCGCGGGAGGAATTCCTGGACAAGGACCGCGAATATGCCGGGACGTTTGTCATAACCGGGTATTCGGTCGTGGAGGACCGCAGACGGAAACCCGCCGTGGTTGCAAAACTCGGAATGCCGGTCAAGGACGTAGTGCGGGGCGAGGCGACGTCGGTTGTCCCCCCACAGGGATTATTCAACTTCCACACACACCCGATTATTACGTACACGCTAAACAGTCTGGCGCTCAATACGCCGAGCGCGTCAGATTTGCTCGGTGTTACGTACTATAGACTTTCGGACACGGTGATGCACCTTCTTATCGCGGTGGAGGGGATGTACACGATTCAGATGACGCCCGAGTTTCAGCAATATATGGATTATATGGAAAAATTCGACCAGACGAACTTGCACGCGTGCCGGACGCCGCTCCTTCTCCACCTGAAGGCGCTCGTGAAGACGTTTGAACAATACGCGGGCGGCACGCAGTCCCACCGGGGAACCATCTCGTACCACGGTGGTGGTGAAAAAGACATGGATAAATTCCTGTACGGCGGACTAGACAATCTGACAGAGCGCGACCACGAACTTATAGACGAGTATCTCTCGAGCGCAAACAATATATCTATAAATGACGTCATCGACAATAATGTGAGTTCGCGGTGCGCGTGGCTGGACCCGGGCGCGAACTTCAGGCTGTACATGGTCGCGTTTACGCCGTGGTATACGATTGCGCGCAGTGGACTCACGGTCGACGTGACGACGGTCGCGCGGGGAAAGCTGCAGTGCCCTCCACAGATAACCAGGGAATTGGCCAAGTTCGAGGACACCGTCCTGATCTAGTTTCATATCCGCAACTGCGGATAAAAAACTAATAATTTTTGTCAACCTTTGCGTTGAGTCTGTGCACGAGTCTTGAAATATCACAAAAGTCCGTGTGGCCGCCCCGCGGGATGGTCTGCGATCGGTCCAGTCCGTCGTTTGCGTACGACCACTGGATAATATCGCCGGTGGCGTTCCGGACTGTCCCGTCGTACCGGACCTGGACGTCCTCGAGGATCTTCACCATTTTGCGTTGCGTGTACCCGGACACGCTTGTCTTGAGCGCGGTGTCGCTCACACCTTCTCTGCCACTCATCGAGTGGAAAAAAAACTCTTGTGGTTTCAGGCCGCGGATAAAAGAGTTTTGTATGAACCCGCCCGACTCGAAGTCGTCGTCGACGGGCTTTTTGGGGTAGTGGGGCAGCGTGCGCGTCCCGTTGTTCAGGACGGGCTGGATGCGCTTGCACGACACGTTCTGCTGGCCCAGCAGTCCTGTTATTTGGCAGACGTTGAAGTAGTCGCCCTTTGAACCGGACGTGACCGTGGAGACGAAGCCGTTCTCTTTTGTAAACGACATCTTGGCGGCGCGCATACCCATATCCTTCGCCTTTGAAAGCGCAAAGGCGACTTTGGCGTCCCTGATCTTGACGTTCGACACCGTGTTGTTGACGGTCGTTGCCTCGGCGAAACATCGCGCCACATTCTTCTTTATCTCGTCGCCCAATTCTGCCGGGGGGATGCAGTCTTTTAGTCCTATACTAAACCCGAAATGTGTGAGCCACCCGTTTACGATGAACTGTATCTCGTCGACAAACTTGAGCACTGTTCCGTAATCTTTGTACAGCGTGTGTATGATTGTCGACAGGATCGACTTTGTAAAAGATCCCTTCAGCAGTATGCCGTCCCTGATCACAAAGTCTTCTTTCTCGAACGTAAAGTCGCCCGGGAGTATAAGAGACACGAGCGCGCGGCCGCATCTCGGCAGGACCGCCAGCACGGTCTGCATTCGCTCAAACGAGAAGTCGACCGTCATGCAAATATCGTCAAAGATGTGGCGCGGGATGGCGTAGTCGTTTTCGGTCATGAGGTACGCCCCGAGCATCCCGTCCTGCACCACCGCGACGTTTGGTTTGCTGGACTGGAGCGAAATAATATTCTTTGACGTCGAGACGAGCTGCTGCATCTCGACACGGGCGACGTAGTCCTGCGGAACGTGGATATTCATTTCGTCGCCGTCGAAATCGGCATTGAACACCTTTGTCGTTGCGAGGTTCAGCCGCATTGTCTTCCCCGGCCGTATAACAATCTTCTTGGCGAGCATCGAGCATTTATGCAGGGTGGGTTGTCTGTTTATAAGAACCACGTCGCCGTCTTTCAGGTGGCGTTCGACCGTATCGCCCACACGCAGCTCGTACTTTCTAGGGACGGACGGCGCGTACGCGATCACCTCCCCGTTGCGGTGGATTGTGTCGCCGACCATGTACGGTGCGTCTGCCGTTCGCCCGTTCCGCATCACCGTGTCCCCCTGCAGGATTTCCGTTTCGTGCGTTTTGCACGCATATGCAAGATTGATCTTGTTCTTGTTGCGCAGAACATAGTTGGCCCGGCCATTGTCGACAACTTGCTGCATCTCGTGGATGTTGCGCTCGTTGACGTGTTCGGGGATGGTGAGTTTCTCGGCGAAATGGTCGGGGATGGCAACCTCGTCCGTGCGAAGGGTCGGGTCGGGGCCGATGACTGTTCGCGCCGACTGGTTCACACGCTTGCCGCTCATGTTGTTCCGTATTATCCCGTCCTTGCCTGAAATTCTTTCCTTGATTCCTTTTATCGGCCGGCACCCGTTGTTATGTTTCGACTTGCCGTCCTGGTTGTTCATCAGCGATGTTATGTGGAAAATAAGCGTGTTCATGTTGTCGGCGGTGAGATTGCGGTTGATCTTGACGACGGTTTGGTACACGACCGTCAGGTCGTCGTCGCACACGTTGCCGTCTGAAATGATGTATGGCCGCGACCGTGTCGGGATCACCGGCAAGTACTCCATTATAAGATTTCTCGGCATTATCAGACTCGGCTTGAGCCCGAGCAGCTCGACGTCGGACTCGAGGATGTTGCTGAAAATTGCGAGGCACTCGTCGACGCTGACGGGAACCTTGGAATCTTTCTGGGATCTTACAATGCGGGATTCCGACGCGACGTACGAGTACGAGTACTTTTCACACTTGCAGAAGTAACACGCGCCGACGTCGTGCACCAGCTCGCACACCTTGGCGTAATTTTTGGGGCAGCCTTCGACCTTTAGGTGTTCGTCAGACACGTACAGGCGGCTGCACGTCGAGCAGAACACGTTGAGAAAGGCCACGATGTTTCGGTAAAACATCGGGTGGAAAATCGCGCGCGCAAGTTTTATCGCGCCGTAGTGGCCCGGGCACGTCTTGTTTGTCCCGCCGCACGACGGGCACGTCTTGCCATTCTCGATAACACCCATCCTGAGATCGTATACCGACTCGGGTCCCGTGATCTCGTCGTTCGTTACAAGGCATACTGCATTGGCCGCAATTTCGTCGGAGGACATGACGCCAAACTCGATGGTTGATATCTCGCTGTAATCCATAGTTAATAATCTAATAATGTATTCCTTTCAATCATTTTTAGCTTTACGAGTTAAAAATGTACTATATGTATGGCTTATCCCAGTTTGGTCCCAACACCTCGCGCATCACATTGCGCTCGTCGCCGCTCAGGTAGGAGGGGTGCAGGCCCGACTTTAGCTGTTCCACGATATACGCGATTGCTTCTTTCGACGAATTCTCGAGGGTGTCGAAATCCATGCCGCCGTACATCCACTCGCCGCTCTTCTCGTAGTGCTGCAGCTGTTCCGGTGTCAGTGAACTTTTAGGGACCGGTGGATTATCCCACAAATTATCGCGCACTTTCTGGGTCATCGGATGTATTGACGGTTCGGACATTTATAAGACCGTGTAATGTTTTATATTACATAATGCTGTACGGGTAAGCAGTATGCAGCGACGAGTCGGTGAAACGATGGTCAACCCCCAGCGGGGCTGACGCGCTAGCTGTCACGATGGCCTTGTTTGATGTAAAGTCAAAGACGCTAAACACTGGCCTGTTGTTTTGCAGCGTGGACTTGATGATTGTCTTCACGGACGGCAAGTGTATACCGTATGGAGTGATATATGTGAGCACCTGGTCGTTTTTCGCATCCGTAAACTCGACCCCTTTTTTATCCGGGTCGGTGTCGGCGGTCTGGTCTTTGACGGCAACATCGCCGACCCGGAGCTCCCGCGGAGCCATAAACGACAGGAAGGTGCCGTCCTCTTTATAAAACCCGAGATTGTCGCTGCTTTTTATCTTGTGCTTGTGGATGCCAATCGATTTTTCTGCCTGGTTTAGCTCGAACTTGGCGCTCCCGTCCGGAGATGTGAACCGCAGGACGTTGCCGTCCGCCTGGACCTGCCAGCTGCCGTAGTTGACTCGGTTCACATACACGATCATGTATATCAGCAATGCAAGAACCACAGCAAAGAACACGTACTTTATTATATTTTGCAGCGACGACACTTCCATTTTTATTATACTATAATATTGTTGGATTTTTTTAGCGATTTCAAGATCCCGTGCAAGAACTCTTTTATCTTTGGCACGCTGATTGTGTACGGCACCTCGATCAGCGTGACGCCGTTGTCTCGGCACAGCATGCGCTTGAGCTGGTCTCTGTATTTCTGGTTTGTGAACGCGTCCGTGTTTCTGTGGAAGAACGGGACGAACGAGTAGTGCTGCTTGCCGTTGTACTCGACGGCGATTTTCAGGTCGGCGTTGTAGCAGTCCAGTTCGAGATTGAACTTGTTGTTTGCGCTGCTCGTGACCGGGTTCCTGAGAAAGTCCGGCCGGACTTTTTCGAATTTTACACCAAAGTATTCCTCGAGCACTCTTCGGCACTCGGCCTCCCCCTTGGACACGTCCGACGACACCGGTGTCGTGTATGTGGCAAACCGCGGCATGCTGCTTTTGGTGACACTCTTGACGTACAAGTTTGTAACAACCCACCAGAAAATCATGAATGCTATTACAGACAACACGACTATACTTAGACCGTAATCTTTCCAAAAGTCGACAATCATTTACTTGTGCGCGATATTCTTAATCATGATAAAAGATATCGCGCGGTAAATATGCGCGCGCTCGTCGTTGGAGACATTCACGTCAAGACATCGAATATCACGCTTATTCAGCAACTCGACAAGTGGGTATGTTCGCTGGTCGTCTCCGAATCGCCCGACGTCGTTATTCTGCTCGGCGACATCCTCGACTACCACGAAAAGGTTCTGATCCCGTGCCTGAACACGGCGTACAGCATGATCCGGTCGATATCGGAGCTCGTCCCGGTGTACGTGCTCGTCGGGAACCACGATTACATCTCAAACATGCAATTTATGACAGACTGCCATTGGATGAATGCCATGAAAGCGTGGAAGAATGTCACGATTGTCGACAAGGCGATAATTCGGGAGATGAACGGCACGACTGTTGCCATGTGTCCGTATTTGCCCCCGGGCCGCTTCAACGACGCCCTCGACACACTAGACGGGGCGAGTCGGGCGGATGTGATTTTTTGCCACCAAGAGTTCAGAGGCGCCGATCTCGGCGTGGTCAAGTCGATTGTCGGCGATGTTTACGACCTCGGGGCGCTGTGCGTGAGCGGTCATATACACGACAACCAAACAATCGGGCGCGTGTACTACGTCGGGGCGCCCCTACAGCACGCGTTCGGGGAGAAAGACAAGCGCGTCGTGTGTATCGTGGAAAACAAGGCCGTGCGCGAAATCAGCGTGCCGTTCGGCCGCAAGAAAAGCGTCCTCCTGACGTTCGACGAGGCGGCCGTGTTTAGGCCGGAGCCCGGGACGGACACGCGGGTTATCCTGTCGGGGACTGTTTCCGAGTGCAAGGCGTTCAAGAAAACATCAAAGTTCAAAGAATTGTACAGGAACGCCAAGGTCGTTTTCAGGACAGAGACGTATATCGCCAAGCACGACGGCGACGCGCGCAAGACGTTTGCGAGTACGTGCAAAGAACATATCGGCGCGAACGACGCGCTGCTTGATTTATTTCAATCCCTATTGTAAAGGATTGAAATGATGTTCGCCCTGATGTGCTTTGTCCTGCTGGCCAACTGCGCCGAATTCTTCAGAAGAGAAAAGGGGCTGCGCGACGAGAATGCCAAAATACCACATGCCGGTGCTGACCGGCTGCGTGTCGTGACGTACAACGTGGACCAGTTCGCCTTCATCGACGGCCTGCGTTCGCCCCGCCTGCCTCCGCTGGCGGACCGGGAAAGCTGGAAATTGTTTGTTGGGGGGGATATGCTGGCCGACCTGCGCGCGGACGTGTTCCTGCTCAACGAGTGGCCCGGGGTCGTTGTCGGCAACGAGATGCAGGCGGCACTCGTCTCGCCCATGGCGGAAAAGGGGTACGCGCTCGTGGCGTTCTGCGGCGACCCTTTTTGGAAACGCGGAAACGCGATCTTTGCGCGGGCGGGGCTACGCGTCGAATCGCTCGGCAGCGACGTGATGGCGCAATCGCGCGTGTCGAAAAGATGTCTCGCAAAGTCCGTGCTGGCGGCGGGCGACCACAAAATATATATTTTGTCCACGCACTTGGACAACAGGGACCACAGCCTGCGTCTGGCGCAGTACGCGCAAGTAGAACAGGAGATGAGCAAGTACGACACGGCCGTGCTCGGCGGAGATTTCAACAGCGCCAAATTCCCGGAAATCGTGGGCGGCGCGATGTCCTGCCCGTCGCCGACGTTCGCGTCCTCGCACAAGTCGGGCCGCGTCATCGATTTTATTTTTACCAAAGGGGATGTCAGGAGTACCTACTACGGGGTGTACCACTCCGAGATCAGCGACCACCTGCCCGTCATCATGGACGTGGAGCTGCGCCGCGGGAGGGAAGAAAGCGGGTCCGGGCGACGGCACGTCTGGCATTACGGATTGTGGCTCGGTCTTCTGGTGCTGCAATTTTGTAAAGTCGTTTGATTTTTATTCTGCTGGAATAAAATGCGGAAACAGTACATGAACATTGGAGAAATGGTGAGCTCCCGATCGAGTCCAGATGTCTACCGCGGGCAGCCGTACGACCAGCAACCAGCCCCCGTGTTCAGCAAAGGCCGCACGCTTATTGACGACATGGTCGCCGAACCGGCAACGCCGCCGAACCGCGCGCCGCCAGTGCAACGGGTGGTCGATATTGAGGCGCCGCGGCGATACTACAGGCAGCGGGTCCGAACCGAGGAGCCCGTCGAGCAAACGTGTAAACTGTGTTCGCACCTGATGTTCCAGAACATTTTGAGCATTATTGCCATCGTCGCGCTCCTCGCCGTCCTATTAGTTCTTTTAATAAGAAGAAGGTAGACTTATAAATGATTGCATTCGACACGATTGTCTTGGGAGGAGGGGGGATGAAATGCATTGCCACGCTGGGCGCCATCCAGTACATGTACGACTACGGGTGCCCGCATAAAATACGGAAATATTCCGGCACATCTGCCGGCTCGATGATCTGCCTCCTGCTGATTGTCGGGTACACCCCGATCGAACTGGTGGTGTATATATGCACCCAACGCGTGGTCGAGTCGCTGCTTCCAGCAGACATTGTTTCGCTGATCAAGGGGTGCGGCGCGCTCGCGTTTGAAAAAATAGAACGGCACATACGAAAGATGGTCAGCATCAAACTCGGGAAAGACGTTGTCACGCTGAAAGAGCTGCACGAGCTGACCGACAAGACGCTCATCTGCGCGACGTACAACATGACAAAGAACGCGTGCGAGTACGTGTCGTTTGAAACACACCCCGACCTCGACTGCGTCACCGCCGTCAGGATGAGCTCGTCCATCCCGATCGTGTTCGCCGAGTGTATTGTAAATGGCGACCTGTACCTCGATGGTGGGGTGGTCGACAACTTCCCCATCTCTGTCGTTAAACCAGACGACACCGTGTTCGGGTGCGTGCTGTTTACAAAGTACGACCGGCTGGACAAGAACAGGATAATCGGTCTGCTGCGGATCGTCACCTCCGTGTCGTCTAATTTTTACATACAGCGGATGATAAGCACGTACACGGCCGCGAAAATCCTGACAATTTTTCTTGAAAATACCGACGTGTTCGACTTTGAGCTGACAAGCGTGACCCGTCTCGACTTGTTCTCAAAGGGGTACAATTCTGCCGTCGAGTTTTTCAAAAACTCTACTAATAAATGAGTCAGTCCGACATTCGTTTCTGGGTCGCGGTCCAGAATATTTCCGGTCAACCGCTTCTGGCGAGCGCGTATTTCTCACCAACGCTGTGCACGATTGTCAAGACACAGGACACGAGTACCGTCACGTGCCGGATCGTCGGCACGACAGTCTACGACGGCGAGTACCGGTGCGTGATCGACCATCACGAGACGTTCATCGCCGGGCGAAAAACCACGCTCTATGTCGCCACCCTGCCTATCCCGTGGACGGGAAATCCGCGACTCGGCGGATCGATTATTATCTTATAAATATATTGTGTAAAGAGTACAATATATTTTGAACTGTTAGAATAAATGCCCGTTGTGAAAACAAGTATTGCTGGCGTTGAAAAAAATATTGCGGGCGCGCTCTCGCCGCGCGACGAGGTGGCCGTCGCGTACAACACTGTTCCGCGGTACGTCAGGTACACGGCGAGCGGCGTCGACTTGCTGACCGAGTGGGTGGACAGAGATGTCCGGGACGGGAACCTGGACTTCCGCGAGTTTTTCGGGCACGTGTCGGCCGTGTTCCCCGACGTCGCGGAGCTCGAGATTCTCAAGCAGTGGATTGCGCGCAACCCGCACTTGTCCGAGGGGGCCCTGGTGTTTTACGCGCAGATGTCGGTGGCCGATCTGCTCGACGTGGAGACTTTTGCGAAATACGACGCGCCGGACTTTGTGCTCGGCATCGAACGCGAAGCGCGCGCGGTGGCGCTCCGCCTTGCCAAAGACACGACGCAGGTCGCGGCGCTTGACCAGGGCATTCCGCACACGGAGTTTGTGCCGACCAAGAAAGTGTTCCTGGCCACATTTCCCGAGCGCGTTCCGCTCGATGTCGTCTTTGACAATTATATCCCCAGCGTCGCAATCCCCTTCGCGACGTACGCCGGGATGTACAAGTACTCGAACGGGCACGTCGCGGAATACGCATCGTCGTCGACGAGCGAGATTGTATTCAGGGGGCGGGACGGCGCTGTCGTTGCACAGGCGAGCAACACGCGCACAACGACGGAGATACAGTTCTACGTGGGGGTCGGCGAAGACGCCGATACTGTTTTCAAGAAGGTGTACGGTAGCCTGCACATGGACGCCGGCGACGACGTGACGCTCGAACAGACGAGCGTGCAGGGCGTGTTTTACTTCCTGGGATATGCAACCGAAAAGTATACATTCGCCGATTTCGTGATGAACAACCCGGTCGTGTCGGCCGTGTTCAGTCTGGGCGAGTTCGGCCCGCTCTCTAAAAAGTCGTCCGCCACGCGCATATACATGGCATCGCCCCCGGTCACGGCCTCGTACTCGGTAAAAACCGCCGACAGTAGTACCGCCGACAGTAAATATATTTCCGACATGGTGTCCACCGGCGACCAGTACATCCGGGTGTTTGTTGCGCGGGCAAGCAGCGACGCCGACGTGCGAAAATTTATCGACATGCTGTCGCGCGTAATGTACCTCTACATCAAGGAATACTCCTCCATCGACAAGCTGTACCGGTCGTACATCCCGACATTCCCGCCCAAGATCCATCTTTTCAAACAAGTCACGACGCCCGCCGGGACGCAGCTCGACCCGCGCATCTTCCTCCCCAATTATTCGCGCACGTGTCCGCATATTCCCACACCGCTGGCCGAGGGAGAAACGGCCGAGCACATGCTCGAGTTCCCGAATAAATCGGGTCTGTTCTACACGTGCACCGACGCGCAGTACAAGTACCCCGGGGTTCGAGAAAACACGCTGGCGAACGCGGACGAGTTTCCGTACGTCCCCTGTTGCTTCAAGACGGACCAGACAACACGGCCGAACTACATCAAGTACTACTCGGACGCCGCCCAGTCAAAGTATATACAAATACGCATGATTACCACTCTGAAACCGCTCGCGCCCAATTTTTTCGGAGCGCTGCCTGAAAATATCCGGAACATGCTGAGCAGTCTGCGCACGGACCGGTCGTACGTCCGATACGGTGTGTCCGCCGCCAAATCGTCGCTGCTCGACTGCCTGAACCACGTGTTTGGTAAAAAGGTGGGTCGGCAGAAGCTCGCCGCGCGAATCAACGTCGCGTTGTGTCTCCAGGAAAACCCCGGCGTGTCCCTGCAACAGATCCGGGATTCGCTGGCAGACGCCGACGCGTACCTCGACCCGAAACGGTACGTGCGTCTGTTCGAACACATCTTCAACACGGACATCTACTTGTTCAGAGACGACGAGCTGGTCTTGCCGAACTACACCGAGGGGTACTACGCGTACAAGTCGCCGACGCGGAAATGCGTCATGATCTACGAGCAGACGGACGTGCAGCAGTGCGAGCTCATTTCAGAGTGGAACGTCGACAACGGGGCGTACCGCCACGTGCACGCCGACCTGTCCGCCGATTTGGCGGCGGCGCTGCAACAAATGTACAGTTTCTGGGCCGGGGGCGTGAAGGTCGTGCCCATCGTAAAACCCGAGTACTTTAGTAAGTGCGTGGCGCAATACGTGGACATGTACGGGAAAACGCGGGGGGTTGTGGTCGAACTCGCCGGCGGCAATGTGTTTGTGGAAACATCCCCCGTCCCGCCCCTGAACGTCCCGCTCGCGCCGAAAACAGAAAACACCAAAGAGCTGGAGACTGCGTTTGTCGCCGCGTACGGCGCCTACGTCGGGGCGTGGACGGGCGGGGTTTTCACGACTCTCCCCACGACTTCGACCCCGGTGCTGTCCGTCGTGAAAACAAACCAGCGAATCGCGCGGTACGTGACGAACGTGTTCCTGTACATGTACTCTGAGTGGACCCACGCGACTGGCGACGGGGACATTGCCAGGTTTGTCGACGAGAAATGCGTGGTCGACCCGCTCGTGAAATACGCGGTCACGTCGCCGAGCACGGACCGCATTGGCGACGTGCAGACGGATGGCCGGCTGGTGCTGAAATCGCAGACGATGATAGACAAGCTCGTATTTGTTCTGCGACGAGAACTGCAGCTGCAACCCGGGCAGGTAAAAAACATGCGCGCGCTGAAATATTTTGAAAACTTTTACACGGACATTGACGATTTTAAACGGGGCGGCGGGTATATTTTGTCATCGTCGTTGTCGACAAGCACCGACCAGGCGATTGTGGTCGACGAGTTTGTGGATCCCCAGAAAGACTCGTTCTACGTCGATCTCGGTAACGGGCTGTACAGCGCGAGGCGAACAGACGACCCGGATTACGACGCGAACATATACGCGTACAATTCGGAATCGGACGTGCGATTCCTGGAGTCGAGGCGCGCGTCTGCGCGGACACAGCTCATGTGCAGGTACGACGACGTGGTCACCGCGTTCGACCTTGTGCGAGTGAAATAAACTTTACTTACTTACATAGGTAAGTAAAGGTACTAATTATGTGCGGATGTCGACTTTCACCGACATCGCTTCGAGCTCGGTAATGAGCAGACGCGTCGCGTACGGGATTTGCACGGTGCGGGCCTTATCATTTCCACAATTTCTACACTCGTGCATCTTTGACATTGTCGTGCCGCACGATCCGCACACGCGGAGCTCGTACGGGTCCGACATCGTGTACAGCCGTTCGCGTATAAAGTTTGACGACCCGTGTGCGATCAGCGCGTCGCGCTCCATCTCTCCCAGCCTGAGCCCTCCCCCGCGCGACCTGCCCTCGAGAGGTTGGTTGGTCAGCATCTGCACGTCGCCGTCTGCTCGCGCGTGGATCTTGTCACTCACGAGGTGCTTCAGGCGCTGGTAGTACGTCGGCCCTATAAATATCGACGCCCTGAACTTTTCGCCGGTCATTCCGTTGTACATCGTCTCGTTCGCGTCGCCCGAGTACCCGAACGCCTTCAGCCTGTCGCATATGCTCGACGAGATGTCAACGCTGTTCTCGGAGAATGGCGTGGCGTCGTTGAAGGTTCCCTCCAGCGTGCCCGCCTTGCCAAGCACACACTCCAACAGTTGGGCGATCGTCATTCTGCTCGGGATGGCGTTTGGATTGATTACAATGTCCGGCACAATTCCCTCCGCTGTGAAGGGCATATCTTCCTGGCGGAGCGTCATCCCGAGCGTTCCTTTCTGCGCGCTGCGGCTCGCAAACTTGTCGCCTATTTCGGGCACTTTGACCTTTCTGACAACAACCTTTATGAGCACGTACCCGTCGGCGTTCGTCGTGTACACGACGTCGTGCACGTGCCCGGTGTTGTCTTGCTGCGCAAAGATGCTCGAATCTCGTTTGACCTCGGTCCTGTCCTTGTTGATAATGATCGTGAGTTTGGAGATGAGGGCGTCGCCCGCGCACACCTCCGCGCCCTTTCTGATAACCCCGCGCTCGTCGAGCTTGGTGTACAATTTGATATTTTTTGTTTTGTGTGCGTGGTGGCCGACTTGTTCGTACGTGCGGCTGTCTGTGCGCCTCTCCTCGTACACGATCGTCTTGTACACGGTCGACACGAACAGCCCGCGGTCAATGGCCGACTGGTTAATAATAACAGAGTCCTCCTGGTTAAACCCGGTGTAGCACGCGATGGCGACGATGGCGTTTACGCCGGACGGCATGTCGTCCATGCCAATCGCCCTCGCCACGACGGTCGAAACAAGCGGGCGCTGGGTGTAATCGAGTATGTTCATCGCGTTATCTGTCCTGATAGAATAACTCGAGACGGGCACGCTCATGGCCTGCTTCATCATACTCGACTGGAAACAATTTCGCGCCGACTGGTTGTGGTCGGCGAACGGAATCGACGCCGCGCAAACACCGAGCATGGAAATAGGGCACACTTCGCAGTACTTTGTGTCGCGCGTGACATTGTGGAACTCCATCGCGATTTCACTGTCCTCTATTTCGTTCGTGTCGAGGTACACGATGTAGCCGCTGTCGACCAGCGCCGACCAGCGCATCGTCTGGTTGTTAAGCGCGGTTATAACCCCGTCGGATACGGTGAAGAATGCGCGCATCATGCGGCCCTCGTCGCAGCATATAATCACCTCGTCGTCAATATCTCTGTAAACAACGGACAAGTCTCTCCCAACAATTGACAACTCCCGCATACGGCGCACGCGCGCGACAAACCCGACCGGATCTGCAGCGTACCCGATAAGCGTTCCGTTTACAATGACAACGCTCTTCGTTGCGTCGCCGGATACCAGCGGGGCGAACGTGTCGATAATAAGCTGCACCGGCTGGGGAGTCGACACGCGCGCAAATATCGCCATGTTTTTTACAGTGCCTATCTGCATCCCCTCCGGGGTTTCAAACACGCACACCATGCCGAACTGCGTCGGGTGAATTTGCCTGAACTTTGCGTTTTTCCCTTCGCAGTCGATGGGCAAGACAATTCGCCGGATGTGCGACAGTGCAGATATATACGACAACCGGGTCATTACCTGAGACACGCCCGTGCGGATGTACGCGTTTTTCTGCACCCCCCAATTGCCGGTCGCGAAGCAGTGGCGGATCCCTTTGGTGATACCGGACAGTTTTTGCAGCACAATGTTTATGTCGGCGCGCTTGACGAGCGATTTCCGCATCGACTCGATGAACTTTTTGATGTGCATTTTAAGGAGCTCGCACAGCAACATACCCGCGAGCTCGACGCGCTTGAGCGACAAGTTGTCCCGGTCGTCTTCGATTTTCTTGCCCGAATCGACCAGCACGAGCCGCTTGCACATATGCGCCACCAGCAGCGCCTTGTTGCGTTGCGCCGCAGTGCCCATGTGCGGGAAAAGTTCAACCATTTTCTGCGAATTGGTTACCGCGCCCGCTGTTATAACCGCCACGGCCTGTTCGGACGACAGCGTGCATTTATCTGCGAACGGCGCGAGGTGCGGCACGAGCTCGCGTATTTCGTCCGACGCCAGACCGAGCGCCTTCATGAGCGTCACTGCCGGCACGGCGCTCGGCACGCGGGGGATCGTGAACACGATGTTTCGCTCGGTGTTCATCCGCGCCTGAATGAGCACGGAGTGGCTCGTCTCCTCTGACATCGACCTAATTTCCGCCACGTACCTGGACTTTGAGTCGTGCTTGTCCGGGAACACAAACACGTGGTTGTAGTTGATTCTCTCCTGCCCCACGACCACCCGCTCTTTCCCGTTCACGATAAAATACCCACCCAAATCAAATACGCACTCGCCGCTCTGCACCCGCTCTTCCTTGCTCAGAGCGGAAATGTTACATTTGTCGGACATGACCATCACGGGCACCTTGAACGCGGCGACGTGGGGGTGCAGGGTCGAGCTTACAATTTTCCCGTCGACGGTGCGCTCTTCGAGCACGTCGACAAAGACGGTCGACTCGTACGTAAAATCGCGCACGCGGGCGTCCTGCGGGGTTATTTTCTTGACCATAAACCCGTCAACGACAATCGACGGCGTGTTGATGTACACCTGCGTAAATTTGACGGTGAACGTCTCCGTGGCAGATACGTGCACGTTCAGGTCAGACACGTCCTCAAAGATCTTGTATATTCCGTTATTGAGGAATAAATTAAAGGACTCGAGTTGGGCAGCAACAACACCTTTCTCAGCATAAAACGATTCGATAATATTGAATACCATAAGTATATTCCAGGTACATTTATAATGGTTTGGATCAATTTTATACCCGGGTATAAAATTATTGTCGTGGCGGCACAGCTTGCTGCATCTGCTCGCTCGTCTTGAAATATGTAACGCTGTCGCGTTTGCGCGGTGATGATATATAGTATATTGTCCCGCTCTTTTGCTGCGGCGCGGAAGGGCGCGCGCGCGCAGTGCTTACCTGTTGCGCCTGCGTCCGCATTTTTACGAGGTTTGTCGACACCGTGACGATAAACTGCCGTATCGAATCGGCCGTGAAGGGGTACGATTCCGGGTAGATCTGCACGGGAGCGCCGTTTTCGTACAGCATGATGTACGGCACGCCATCGATGGGCGTCTGTGTTTTGCGCGATTGCCGGACTATATCCATATTGTTGTCGATATTAACAACGCACAGAAGCACGCCGTTAACGGTCCCCGCGACTCGTTTGAACTCTTGCAGCGCGGCTGGCGAATACTGGCACTTTGTCGGTGAGTAAAACAGCACGACCGAAATACCTTTGATCGACGTGCAGATTGCCTGGCCGTGTTTTGTTTGGTCAACGCCGAAATTAGAAGACTGCAGGTACATCAAACCCATTGACATTATTACTTGCGCCGCCCGGTTTATATTGAATTGTATTTAAAAATATAGAATGTATTTGAAAGTATCTACCCGACCGACATGAAGATATTATTTGCACTCGCGTGGTTGTGTACAGCAGCCTACGCGGGGACCTGTGTCCAGAATATTGTGCCCGTACTCGAGGTCATGTATAGCTCGCCCGAAATTTCGGGCTATGTAACATACATAAGTGCCCCGAAAGGCACGCCAATGTCGACTCTGCAGACGATATTTACGACGATGCGTGCAAATGAAAACACGGATAAACAGGTCGAGCAACTTTGCGGTGAGATTATGCGGAATGCAGACTCGCCGGATCAGTCGTGTATAGATATAATAGCAGATATACTCCCAATGACCCCATCTTTTTCAGACATGTTGCGAACGTTGTTTGAAATTAGTTGGCGGCACGACGGTAAGGAGTACGCCTCCAACGATATATCAGTTGACGTGTCAGATAACCTGGTAACGGCTCTTTCCGAGTTTACGACCGACAACCCCGAGTATGAAATACTCTCATTCCCATCTGTATTACATATCCATGTTAACAGACAGGACGGGGACCATACCTTGATGGAAATCGAACCAACACTAACACTGCAAGACCGTGTGTACTGGCTATACGCGGTCATCGTGCGCGACGATACGCTACAACGTGGCAAGCCGGTCGCGTATATTGGCACAGACTCGGCATGCGACACACTGAGTTTCTCTCCGCTGAAAGACAGACATCATCACCCAGAGATCATATCCGGTTATGCCCAGTCGCGTATAATCGAGTTATTTTATCATCGAACAGACGATCAACCAGGTGATCGAACATGTGATCTGCCGGACGACCTGCCGGACGATCCGGTAGACGATATACCCGACGACCTGTCCGACGGCGTACCAGATGATCCGCCGACGTACTGCGCCCACCCCAAACCGTCTAACGGCACAGCCAGTGGCAACCCCAGATACGAGCCGCCACCACCGTACTATAGTACTCGCCCGGAGGAAAAAACCGTTGTACAGAACGGGTATGTCTTTGTGGAAATATGTTCGGCGTATGGCGCGATAATTGTTGCGGTCATGTGTATACTTTGTCTAATCGGGTATATAGTGTACAAGAGACGATCTCAGAGTAGCGAAGAGAAGAATAAAATAGCCCAGGTGCATCAAATGAGACAGGCAATGAACCGCGTGTAATATATAATCAACTAGTTGATTGTATATTGGCTTTATTTTAAAAAGAAATATTTTGATTATTAAAGAATGTCCATCTGTGTTAAAAAATACGATTTCGGGTCCGAGCTCCCGTCGGGTATATCGTTCCCGGAAGTCATCAAGTACCAGGTGTCTCGCGTCTTGCGACTCCCGGGTATCGACGTGTTTGAGAAAGAGTTGCACGAACGGTACGAGCAGGTCGTTGCCGAGTCGTTCAACACGGCTATCGAGCACCTCATCGTGCACAACTCGTTCAAGAAATTACTCGAACAGGGTCTCGACGCCGTATACACGAGTTACATCGCCGACAATGGTGACATCGATAAAATATACGCGGCCTGTATCAAGTCGCGCGCCGAAAAAGTCAGGGACGCTGGGGCGAGCGCCCACGAACCCGACCAGGTGTACACGACGTACCTTGCAGTGTCAATCCTGACCGACTTATTGAGAGAAGGCAAAGATAGCTGCGAAACGTATATCGGCATGTATCCGTTCTCTATCGTTAACGCGTACGGCGATCACCGCGCGCGCAGCACGTTTATATCCCGGGAACACGTCTTGAAAATGTATACAAACGGAACACTGGACAAGCCGGTCTACGACGCGCTGGACAATCCTGAAAATACGGCAAAAATTGTTCGGAAAGTATATTTCAAAGCGTATGCGGACGCGCTGACACATATCAAGAAGGTGGGTATTTTTACAGTGTTTGCAGAAAAAACCGCAAAGAGCGTCCACCCCGACCTCGACGTGTCCACCGTCCTGCGACAGCAACTGTCCGAGATATCGTACAAGGACAAAAGTTTATTGATCGACAAGGTGTATAGATTGCACGAGCTCGGGATCATCGCAAGCAATGTCGACATCACCACGCCGTCGAAAGACGACGTCGACCAGGTCGTGTCTCAGCCGATTCCATCGACACGGAAGGTCAGTTTTGCCGGGAATGTTATCAACTTTGCCGACACCAACCTCAACTACACCGCGCACCTGCACGAGCTGTACATCGACGGGCTATACTTCCCCACAATTTCACACTATGTGTACTACGTGCTCGCCGGTAAGAAGTACACGCGTATTTACGCCAACGAAAAATTCGTGCCAACCCCGTCTATCACCTCTGCGTACATACTCGTGGGAGATATAACGAGCTACTTCAATCGGGCAATTTTCTGTAATGAGATATACGGTATTGGCGACAAATACACGCACGACGTGTACTCGCTGGAAGACACCGACTACAACGCGATCATCGCCAACAAATCTCCGCTCGACGATGAAATAGCCGAGCTCGCCATCGTATCGTCGCAACTGCTGAAACGCAACGCGGATCTTTTCAAACTGAAGAAAGTCATCCCGTCCGCCATTAGCTGGGTCGAGAGCAGGATGGACGTCGCGCACTACATGTACAATATTCTACCCATCCAGCAGAAAAGCTTGACGTCGCAACAATTGGGCGCGCTGCAACGGCTGTTGTCGGGATCATGTGCCCCGTCTACACCTTCCGGCGATGTTTTCTCAGAAATAAAAAAACACATGTATGTTGCGATGAGAGACATTCTCCTCAAAGATTCGCGCCTCACACCCTCCGATGTTCTCGAGTATGCGCGACGCGTCGTGAGCCCGAAAATTAAATCCAAGCTTCCCCGAGAAATATCGCACACGGTAATGGCGGTCAAGTACGTCCTAGCAAATTTATCTGTTATTCTCGCCTCTACCGACCCAACCGTCCTTGTCCAGTACGCGTTTAAAATAATAAGCGGGAAAGAATCGTCCGAGGCCAAATACGACGACTACACGAAAATTATAGCGCAAGAACTCGGGGTTTCAGAACAGGCGGCGGCGCTCGTGAATGGGTTTATAGGCGCGATAAACCTCGACGACGACGTTACACATAGACGCGTTACGTTTTACTCTGCGATGTACTGATTATTTGGTTACTGCTTATTAGGCAGTAAACAAATACTATAATTATTGTACTTGTGAATCTGTAAGAACAGGTTCTATAATTTCTTCCAGCGCGCCAACAATATCTAGATTGCTAACATTCTTGGAAGCTTTAGGGAAATGAGAAGGATCTTTTTTAAGATTTTTTACTCGGCGTGCCGTAGTTGGTGGCTCAACTATAGGTTCAACCACTTGTTCAACGATAGGTTCAACCACTGGCTCAACGACAGTTGATTCCCCCTCAGATTTCTGGGTATCGAGTTCAATAAAGTAAGGAATTCTAACCGTATATTCTTCATCGTCGATAAGAGGGAATTCGGGTGCAAGTTCGGTCATCTGAACCACCTTGTATTCCAAGCCGAGCATTCCGCAGTTCTGTATATCCTCTTCTGTAAGGACAGTGAATCTGTTTGAAAATCTACCAATGACAACAAAGTTTCCGGTAGACTTTGAAAATACAAAGCGGGAATTGGTTCTGTCAAATAACAGTCCCAGTCGCGGGTTGACCTCGAGTTTATCTAGGTCGACGTCTTTAAGAACGTGCTTGGTTTCTGGCAGAGGAATCTGATCCTTGTGCAACTTACAGTACCCGTCGCAAACAGCTCGCGCCTTGCATCGTTTACCGGATTTGGTCACCCCCTGGCAAGTTATAGTTTCAACTTCCTTGTCTTGTTCACATACTGTGATTGGCACCTGTTCAGGAACTACCTTTGCAGCAGGTCCTTTGTACGATTTATGTACGCCACACACATTTCCGATGGTGGCTTTCTTTCCGCAAATCGAGCCGTCCTTCTTGACGGCGATGCATGTAACAGATGGTAATAAGGTGCGTGTAGTTTCACACGCGTCAGCCGGGGCGCATACAGGGTCACTGGGGAGTGCTGCTGGTTCAATAGCAGCATTCGCATTGGCGCGGTTGCGCGGTTTATGAACACCACACTTGTCTCCAAATGTGGCTTTCTTTCCGCAAATCGACCCATCCTTCTTGATGGTATCACATGTACCTGTTGGGGCACACGCAATTTCACAGGAGGTTATCATCTCTTGAACCGGAGACGGCTCAAGCGAAGTCTTTACAGCACCCTTGGTTCGCGGCTTATGCACGCTGCAGGTGTTTCCTATGGTGGCGTTCTTGCCACAAATCGACCCGTCCTTCTTAACGGTCACGCAGAATTCCGACGAAATTACCGAATTGTTGCAAACACCAGAAGACTCCATATCTTGTTGTCTCGTGGGTTTTGCTTTAGATTTACTTTTACTGATAACATCGCGACATTCGTCGTCGTTAAGCGGCTGAATTTCGTCGTTCCACACCTGGCATAGAGCCTTGTAGGAAATATTGTATTTTTCAGACACGGTGTACATGAAGGCCTTGAAGGCTGACATATCGATGGTGTTTTCACAGTTGTTAGTAGACATGGTGATACTGTAAATATATTTCCAAGTTATAAAATCATTTTCGGCGTGTTTTTCTTTCTTTATGTAAATGAACTCGGGATATAGAGGTGTGTATGAGACACTGGGCCGCAGGGAATCAGCGTATTACGAAGAAGATATTTCAGACAGTCCTATAGACATGTGTGTTTTCTCTGACGTAAACAAGAGTTTTGCGGGCGGCGTGCTTGGGCGCCGATATGGTCCCACGAACGAGAATTGCCAGCTTTACATGGCTGAGCGATGCGCGAAAGGCTGGGACGGCGTGTGCGATATCGCCGCGCAAAACACGCAGGCCTCGTACCCGAACAACGCAACGATAAAGGGGAACGCGATGGCTAACCCACAGGCAATATCTGGCGGGTCGACCGTGGGCGCACAGCTGTTACACAATGCCGCGCAGCGACGGTTCTGTACATTCAAGGACTGCGAGATCCAGCGGTTCCCATTCGACCCCACCAACCTCAATTCGCCCGTTGTGACGCGTGTAAATAGATCACAGTATGGGTGCATGCCCGTGTGCAGCGTTGATCCGAACACGATAGATAGGGATATTCTCATGACACGATGTCTCGACAACCCGAGCGCGGCATTCGACACGCTTGTAAACATTTGCCAGACACACGACAAGAACGGCACGTCTCTTACAGGCACGCGCATCGGCGCGTTCTGCGAGTCGTTGAAAGGCAAAACGCCGCTCCCCCTATCGAGTTATTATCCCCGCAACATGAATTAAATATATTTTTCCAGCAAAAATATATTTAGCGAGCCATTTCGTCGCAAAACTTTATGTACAGCTCGACGTCGCCCTTCACCGGCAACTGGTACTTGATGTCCTGTTTCTTGATGTGTTCGTGCATCTCGCCGGCGGCGTATATTGAAAACGCGTAGAGCGCGCATAGCAGCCGGTCCCACTTGACGGTGGCAAGCCGACAGAATTTTGTGATTCTGTCTATCTGGGCACACAGCGCGGATTTGAACGCCCTGACCGCGCCGTCGCGCGTATGCTCGTCCATGTACTGCGGGTACAGGCTCCGCGCGCTGTCGACCATGCATCGCAGGATGTATAAGCAGTAGAACACGCTCCCCACCTCCTTTTCTATTTCCGAAAATTCCTTCTCCAGAATGTCGTACGAGGCGGCAATGCCTTTGCCCGGCGCCGCGGGGAGCGGGATAAGCGACTGCACGAGGGACACGCATATGTACCCGTAGTCGCTAAACACGCGCGAGACTGTCCGCGTCTTGTCGTACACTCTCCCAATCACGTGCTCGATCGCGTTGCACTCGTCGGAACAGTCCCACCCGTGCTCCCAGTCGATGTCGAGTTTCCCGTACATTTTTTCCACGAATCGCTGCAGCTTGGGGTGTTCGGCGTCGTGGTTGAGACCGAGGAGGAGCAGCTTGAAATCGACAAACGGTCGGTACCGGTCGCTCAGCACGCCGACGTCGGTGTGGAACAGCGGGCAGTACATGTACTCCAGTGTGTTGGTATAACTGAGTCCGAAATCGATGATCACTGCCAAGTACCCGCCGGTGCTGATCGTGTATTTCTTTCCGCGCACCGTGTACTCCACGTGTTTCAGACGTGTTTCAGTTACTATGACGTTTGCGGGGTGGAGGTCGTAGTGCGCGAATTTGAGTTTCTCCTGTGCCACGAGAACCGCGAGCATGACCTGCTTGACAAGCGGTAGGATCAGCGCGAGCGACTTGCCCGCTTTGGTGAACTTCTCGAGGTCGATGCCCTTGACGTATTCCATCAGCAACACGTCGGTCTCGATGGGGTACAGCTCGGCCGATATTGAAAACGGGTTCACCTTCCGCCTGTAGTTGCAATCGACGTCGGTTTTTACGAGCGCGTACGGGACCGGGAAGTTGGGGCAGCCGAGTCTCGACAGCGCGTCCATCACGGAATACTCGTGCCTCATTGTAAAGTCGATCATCCGCGACAACTTGCACACGACCTTTTCACCCACGTCTTTCACATCCATCAGCAGCACCTTGCCGTTCCGACCCTTTGTCGACAACACCGTACTGAACGAGCACCACGACGAAAATGGCGTAGCGGTATACCCGGCAATCTTGGCGCGAATATCCATTTACAATGGCTGCTCTTCATTTATATTTTTTTTGGCCGCCATTATATACCACAGCCCGAATACGAGCCCGCTCGTCACTACTACCGCGACGACGAGCCCGAGTATGTACATGTACACTGCGCCTTGCTTGCGGGTGGAATGCAGTCCGGCTCCAAAGCCTTTTTTTAAACACTGGTACGGGGTGCCGGCCACGTCATACGCCGCGGGTAGCGGTTTTGTGCCGCAGTATATTCGCATGTTTACTTTATGTTTTATGTTACAAAACATAAAACAGTTATTGATTAGTACGCGCAGGACGATTTCATGGGGAAACTCATTTTATATTTCGACGACGAGGCGGAGGCGGGCATGACTTCGGATTCTTTGTAGCACGAAGCGCTGGGAAAGCCCAGCGACTTTCTCATCATCTTTTTGTAGAGCAGCACGTCGACGATTCCGACCAGAATAGCGGCGATGACGGCAAACATATTGAGTCTCACCATGTCGAGCCCCTTCTCTGGGTTTCCGTCGACAAGAACCATTTTTGGTTTGGAGAAGAAGAGGGTAATGGCTGTGATCGAGTACACGGCAAGAATGACAAGAGTCCCGTGGGCGGCGGTGGACAGTTGTCCGTCTTTCTTGAAAAAGTTGGCCGCCAGCGCGTACACGGACGAGACTGCGATCGCGATGACCAGTGAGTAGAGGATCGCAAAGGTATAGTTGATCTCCTTTTTAGCGTCGTCGGTTTCCTTTGGGTTTTTGAGAGCCCACGCCGGCTTCATAGATACGACCCCGACGAGAGTTACACCAAATGCGACGACCAACAGACCACCGGAAATTCCATAGAAATATTTACCGTCCATAATTTATATATACGAAAAAAAAAATAGTATAAAAAGTTAATTCGCATTCCTAATGGAATATATTCTAAAGGCAACAACTAACGAGGGGTACTGTTTGAAAAAGCTGTCTGATCTGTTGCAGTACAACATTAAAACCGCGTACTACGAGGTCGACGCGTCGGGTATACACCTGAAGATGGCAGACAGCAAGGAGCACGTGTTCTTCGACATTGACCTCCGCGCCGAAAACTTTTTTAGTTTTGAGCTGGACACGTCGTCGTCGTTCACGTTCGGAGTGAACACGGACAAGCTGTGTTTCGGGGTCAACCAGCTGCACATGTACACGATGCTCAAAACCATCAAGAAGAAGGACGCGGTGACGCTCTTTATCACCAAAGACAACCCGCTCGAGCTGGGGATAAAGATTGAGCCGAAAGAGCGCACGCGTGTCAGCTGTTCGTACATCAAAATCCTCCCCGCTCACAACGTGCATGCACACGTGACGCACCCTCCGGTCGAGTACTCGACCGCGATTCAGTCGAGCGAGTACTCGACGACGTGCAAAGAGATGAGCAAGTTGTCGCGCACAATAACCATCGTCACAGCCAAGAACGGGATACGCTTTTCTATAAACACGACGAATATATACAGCAAACAAGTCGAGTTTGGAACACTCACGGGCACGGAGATCTCGCACCAGTTCCTGTCCGAACATCTCTCCAACATTGCGAAACTGGCGGGAATGAGCTCGGTCATCCATATCGGGCTCACCGCCATGGGGTCGCTCATCGCGAGATCGTCGATCGGGATGCTCGGCCGCATCATGCTGCACGTTAAATCGAACGCGCAGATTTCGGACGACACGGAGCCCGACGAAGATATTTTGGAAATTTAATTTGGTGCATATGTAAATGGAAAACGCAATTGTGTATTTTGAAGACGGCGACTTCACGCCAGAGGGGAAGCTGATTGTCGACATACCTGTTGTCTGTCTTATCTACGCGAACTATTGCCCGCCCTGTACCGAGTTCAAACCAACGTATTACCAGCTGCCCTCACACTTGTCCGGCGTCGTGGTTGCGTGCATCGAGACCGACGGGCACCTTCCCGGCCAGAAAGAACTTGCCAGTCGTGTAAACACGATTTTTCCCGGCCTCCAGGGAACCCCGACCGTCGTGATGTTTAACGGAGGGTACGTCGACGCGGTCTACGAGGGCGACAGGACACTGCAATCGCTCGTCGACTTTGCCAAGCCGTACGCGAAAATGCGCCGGCAGCTGAACAGGGCTCGCTGGTAACCAATATTATTCTATTGCAGAATAATATTATGCGGAGCACGACACACACCCGATCTCGCAAGCGGGGATTTCTTTTTCTTCCACCGGGACGGTGAACTGGATCGAGTTTACTGCCGGAAGCGTGCGCAAGTAGTACATACCCGACTTCAGCTCGCTTTTCCAGCCGTGAAAGTGCATTGACGTGAGTGTCGAGAGAGACGGGTTGGCGATGTAAATGTTCAGCGACTGGCTCTGGTCGATATACACCTGTCGATCGCTCGCCATGTCTATAATTGCCTTCTGTGGGATTTCCCATACAGTTCTGAACACGCGTCGCACTTCTTGCGGGATTCTCGCGATTGCCGCGACGGAGCCGCTGTTCCTCATGATCTCGTTTTTCATATTGGCGTCCCACAAGTCCAGGTTTATAAGTTGTCTCACGAGCGCCGAATTGACAACCTGGAACTCGCCGGAACTCACCCGGCGCACGAAAAAATTGCTCGTGTACGGCTCTGTGCACTCGCTGTACCCCAGTATATGGGATGTTGTCGCGGTCGGCATCGGCGCTACGAGCAAACTGTTTCTGAGCCCGACGCGTTCCACGCTTGCATACACGGCCTCCCAGTCCCACATCCCGCTCTTCGTGTGCTTGAACTCGTGGCAGTGCAGCATCCCCCGCGACACGCGCGACCCGGGGAACGACTCGTACACGCCCCGTTCCGACGCGAGGACCGCCGACTCGGTCAGCGCCGCGTGGTAAATGGTTTCGAATATATTTTTGTTCAGCTCGCGCGCCGCGTCCGAGTCGAACTCGATCCCGCATTTCACAAACACGTCCGCCAGGCCCTGGACGCCGATCCCCATCGGTCGGTGCTTCTCGTTCGAGCGCCGCGCGCCCGCGGTCGGGCAGTGGCTTATACTTATGACGTTGTCGAGGTTGCGCGTCATGACGCGGACAGTGTCGTGCAGGGCCGCGTAGTCGAACCCGCTCTTTTTATTTTTGTAAAAGTAGGGCAGTCCGACCGACGCGAGGTTGCACACGGCGGGTTCGTGCTCGTCGAAATACTGGATGATTTCCTCGCACAGGTTCGAGCCTTTGATGGTTCCGAGATGGTTGTGGTTGGACGTGCGGTTGCACGTGTCCTTGTACAGCATGTACGGCGTCCCTGTTTCGATTTGAGACGAGACGATTTTGTCCCACAGTGTGCGCGCGCGGACCGCACGTCGCGGTTTTGTTTTCTCGTACTCCTCGTACAGTTTCTTGAAATCGTCCCCCCACACCTTGTCCAGTCCGGGCGCGTCCGACGGACAAAACAGCGACCACTCCTGTTCGTTCATCACGCGCTCCATGAACAGATCGGGGACCCACAGCGCGGTAAACAGGTCGCGTGTACGGAGCTCCTCGCTGCCGTGGTTCTTCCTCAGATCGAGAAACTCAAAGACGTCCCTGTGCCACGGCTCTAGATAAATCGCGATCGCTCCCGAGCGCTTGCTCCCCCCGTTGTCGACATACCGCGAAACATTGTTGATCACACGGAGCAGTGGTACAATCCCGCTGCTCTTCCCGCCGTTCGACAGCAGCGACCCGCTCGCGCGCACATTCGAGACCGCGAGCCCGATCCCGCCCGCCGACTTGGAGATAATCGCGCACTGCTTCACGGTTTCGAAGATTCCTTCGATCGAGTCGTCGATAACCTGGAGCAAGAAACACGACGAGAGCTGCTGCTGCGCGCGCCGTCCCGCATTGTACAGCGTGGGCGTCGCGTGGATAAACTGCCGGAGCGACATCCGCGTGTACGTGTCTTTTACCCGGTCGATATCGCTGCCGTGGATCGCGACAGCAACGCGCATAAACAAGTACTGCGGACGCTCGACTATTTTGCCGCTGTGGCGCGTGAGGTATGATTTCTCGAGCGTCTTTAGTCCCAGGTACGTGAAATCGTAGTCGCGTGAATGCTCGATTGCCGCGTCGAGCGCGTCGGCGTGTTGCCGCACGTCGGAAACGAACTGGTCGCTCAGCTCAGACGCGACCGTGTTCACAAAGTCGCTGAATTTTTTTGGGGTTTCTTTGTGGATAGACGACACGAACACTCTGGACGCGAGCGTGTCGTAGTCCGGATGGGTCGTGATTAGCTGCGCGCATATTTCGCATGTCAGCGTGTCGAGCTCGACGGTGCGGATCCCTTTGTGCACTCCGTTGATGACCTTCTGTGCGACATCGAGAATGTCCACTTCGAGCCCATCGTCGATATCCGCCAGCGTCTTTATACGCCTCACAATCTTGTCGAACTGGATGTTTTCATGTCTGCCATCACGTTTCACGACGGACATATTACTAATAAACATTACGTGTTTAAACTTTTTGTTCGTGATGATAAATGGCTGATCTTGACGACATGGTTAGAGCACAGTACCTGCGCAACCAGATCATGCAAAAGCTGGACTACAACAAACCGTTCGTCGGCAAACTGGGCGACGTTATGTTTGCGCCGACGGACGTCGACAACTTTCCGTACAACAGATACTACAGGAGTGTGTACAACAACCCGGACGCCGACGTGTACGACCGCCGGGCGGGGTACTGCGTCACGAACAACAAGGCGTACGAGTGCCCGAAACCGCTGCAGAATACGTACACGCCGGACAATTGCTTCTCTGCTTCTACAAAAACAGTGTATCCGTGCTACCCGCCGTACTTCTACCAGTACGCCGAGGCCGATGCCCGGAACGCGGCGCTCAACCGGCAGGTTATCAACACGCCATTATAATTCCTACAAGAATAATAATGCTTACACGAGCCGGTCAAAGTACACCTGCACAAAGGTCTTGGGGAGGTCGGGCAGCTTGGATATCGTGTCCCAGTTGACCTCGTCCTCGTGTTTCCTTATAAACTCCCAGTCAAAGTCTTTGTACGACAACAGGCTCAGGTCGAGCACCCGGTGGAGGGCACGTGCGTGCTCTTTCGGTAAATCAGGGAATCGGGAGACGTTCGCCCAGTCAATGTCGTCAAACCGGATATAGTCGAAAATCCGGAACCCGGCGTAGTTCGTCAGGTCCTTCATACTGAATTCGTCTCTATACTCGATAAGCACGTCGGCGCTCACGCCCGCATTGCAGAAGATATCCCATTTTATCTCGGACGCGTACTCGGCGACAATGTGGCTGGGAAGTGGGTAGTGCGAAATAGCCGCCCAATCGAAATTCGTGGACCCGAGAATCCTGGATTGTAATTTTTCATCAAGATTCACAAGTTTTGTGTAATTGCAACTCTTCCCCCAATTTATCCTGCTCGTATTGCTGTCCAGCTCTGCGTCGGTCATTAACGAACAGTCGTACTCGGCCCAGTTAATGTACTCGGCCAGCCCGCCGTGATCGCCCACGCGAACGCCGCCGCGGGCTTGACCCCCGTGCAACCCACAGTACCCCATATTCACAGACTTTTTCTTGCATTGTTTACCCGCCTTGGTAGTTCCGCGGCATACTGTATTCGTCGACGCGGCTACATTTGTTGCCCCAGACAACGCGGCAAGTAGCTCAGCCTTCTTTAGTTTGTAGTACCCACCCACACCAGCATTCCTGGCCATTTCCTTTAATTGCGCCACGGACAAGTTCGCCAGACCGGTAACTGGCTCACTCGTGCGCGACGTGTCCACCTTCAGCGGTCCGACGAGCGTGTGGGCGACCAAATATTCTTTATACTGAGAGATTATCTCCGGTGTTATATCATTGCGACTCCAGAACGATTCCCAGTGGATATACGGCACAAACTCGTCTACATGCTTCATGTCAATTGACTGCGACACAACCGTCCAGTCTACATCGGTCGCGTGAACCCGTAGTTGCGCGATCGTAACCGGGCTCACCATGTCCCACCTCACGAGTTCCGGAGCCACATTAAAGACCGCGTCGTGGTCAGCCTGTTTGTTTACAGACACAAGCTCGGGTACCAGGTGGTGGCGAAACATTGCAGCAAAGTGAGGTGTGATCGGATAGTGTGTAGATATCATATTCCAGTCGACATACGTCTGCAACTGGCTGATTTCCTCGGCGGATCTATTTGCAAGAACAAGTTTGTCCCACCGGAGATAATTGGCTACCAATACAAGTGTCGACACACTCCACGTCTCGATGTCGTCGTCGGTGACGTACTCCCATACAACACGTGTTTTGAATTTCTTGCAAATATTTTCGGAAAGATTGCCAAAGTACGACAACGCTACCCAGTCGAGCTCGGTCGCCCTCTCCTCGATGAACTCGTACGGCATATGTCTCGATCGAGACAGCAGCCTCGGGTCGAACCACTCGATATACTTGCGCACCACGTCGTCGTTGTCAACAACACACGACAGTAATTTGAAATCAATCAGATTATGCTTGAACATGTCCACACTTGCCACACTCCACTTCTTATGAATAGTGAATCCGGATAGCATGAACACGGGCAGCTTGCGCGACAACCTCTTAATGTCGTCGTTTGATGTAGTGTAGTACCATTCGAGAGGTTGGAGGTCGCTTGTGAAAAAGGTATCAACCACGTTCCCCGACGGTTCCGTGTACTTCCGGTACACCTTGGCAAGAACCGCGGACACGTCGTACTCTCCTTCTGTTACGATCGATAGCACATCTTCCACCTCGGGAATCCGGATGTCTTGGCGGTAATACGCAAACGTGTCCACGACTCTCAGCACGTCGCCGTTCTTCCCAGGTACCCGCCCTTCGACGTACCCGTCTGTATCTATAAACTCGTTCGGGAAGTACACGTGCCCCTCGTTGTTGGGGTACATCGCAAATCCAAAATCCCACAGGACAGCCAGGTACCCGTAATTGTTGCAGTAATAATGCACCCCGTCGATCACATACTCCCATACTCCCCCACTCTTCACCGCGTGTACTAACACGTTTCCCTGGTGGAGATCGTTGTGCTCCATCGCGTAATTCGACTGGATAAAGTATATGGATGTGAGCAATTGGAAAAATAAACTGGCGCTCACATCAGCCGGTGTCTTGTTATTTTTAAAAAAGTGTTCGAGATCGCCGTAAAGAGCATACTCTGTCAGTAGCACGCTGCACCTGGTCTTCCCCCCCGTGTACACCTCGTGTGTCTTCGTGTACCTCGCTGGAATCTTGTTGCGAAAAGGGTCAAACTCGATCGCGAGCTCATCGCCGCCTTTCTTTGCAACCATCATCTTCGCAGACGGGAACGTGCAGTCGCTGCACATTCTATACCCGTATAGAATGGGAAGGTTCGGGTACATGTTTGACATAACATCCTCGTAGAACAGTTTCATCGCAAACACTTCATTCGCGCTTGTTGTCGGCGCAATAGACTTTAGAGAAAACGTTACCTGGCACAGATCGGTGGTCGATGTATAGAACTTGTTGGGTTTGCACACGAGGTATGCATCGCCGTATTGGTTCTCACCCGATCCCAGCTTCTTGATAATATTAATACTCCGCATGAACTTTTTGTCGGCGTCGAAACACTCGCGCGCACTGTTGGCGAACCCGATCTCGTCCAGAAACCTCTCTATAAAAACAGCATTCGCTTGCCGATCGCCGAGATTCATTTATTTAATACCGTGTGATGTTAAATAATTATTCAATTGTCGAGGGCAATGCTTACACGAGCCGGTCAAAGTACACCTGCATAAAGGTCTCGGGGAGGTCGGGCAGCTTGGATATCGTACTCCAGTTGACCTCGTCCTCGTGTTTCCTTATAAACTCCCAGTCAAAGTCTTTGTACGACAGCAGGCTCAGGTCGAGCACCCGGTGGAGGGCGCGCACGTGCTCTTTCGGTAAATCAGGGAATCGGGAGACGTTCGTCCAGTCAATGTCGTCAAACCGGATATAGTCGAAAATCTGGAACCCGGCGTAGTTCGTCAGGTCCTTCCTACTGAATTTATCTTTTCCCCGGATAAGTATGTCGACGCTCGCACCTGCATTGTAGACAACATCCCAATTGAATTTTTTAGACTTGACAATCTTGTCTATCATGTCGTATGATGCGTCGTCTAGCCTTGCGCAGTTATATTTCTTCTCCCAGTGTATCCTAGCCCTGTTGCGGTACAGATCGTCATCACCCATTAACGAGCAGTTGTACTCGTCCCAGTTTATATACTTGTCGTACGTTTCTGTCAGGGCACTACTCAGTGGTCCGACGAGCGTATGGGCGACCAAATACTCTTTATACTGAGAGATTATCTCCGGTGTTATATCATTGCGACTCCAGAACGATTCCCAGTGGATATACGGTACAAACTCGTCTACATGCTTCACGTCAATTGCCTGCGACACAACCGTCCAGTCTACATCGGTCGCGTGAACCCGTAGTTGCGCAATCGTAACCGGGCTCACCATGTCCCACCTCACGAGTTCCGGTGCCACCTTAAATACTGCATCGTGGTCAGCCTGTTTGTTTACAGACACAAGCTCGGGTACCAGGTGGTGGCGAAACATTGCAGCAAACTGTGATGTGATCGGGTAGTATGTAGATATCATCTTCCAGTCGACATACGTCTGCAGCTGGCTGATTTCCTCGGCGGATCTATTTGCGAGAACAAGTTTGTCCCACCGGAGATAATTGGCCAGGTGGATCAACGCGTCGACACTCCAGTTCCTGATCTTGTCGTCCGTGATATATTCCCACACTATCAGCGTCTTAAACTGGTCGCATATGTCTGCTGACAGGTCGTTGAAGTAAGACAACGCGGTCCAGTCGAACTCGGACGCGTTGTCGATAATGAGGTCGTGGGGGACGTGACGTGACCGCGACAGGTAGCGAAGATCAAACCAGTCGACCAGCTGGCGTATCGCGTTTTCATTGTCTATCACACACGCCAACAGTCTAAAGTTCATTAAATTGTCTTTGAACATGGAGATACAGCTTGCACCCCATTTCCTATGAATGCTAAATCCGTCTTTCATAAACGGAGTTAGTTTAGAATTCATGCGTTCGAGATCACGTACCGGTAGGCTCGCGTACCACTCGACCGGCTGGAGTTCGCTCGTAAAAAATGTGTCGATCACGGGGTGCATCACCGGCTTGGTAGTGTAAAAACTGCACGCATCCGCAATCATTTCAGACACGTCGTACATACCTCTGTTTACGAGAAATTTGACACGTTCAGTTTCGTGGACGCGGAATTTGCTGCGCTGGAATGCCTTTATCAACCTGCGTACATCGTCGTTCCCGTGATCCCTACGAAGCATGAAACCCCATGGGTTAATATAATCGACCATAAAATCCTTGTGACCGTTTTTACTGGGGTACGTTGCCAACCCAAAGTCCCACAACACTGGCAAGTATCCTTCGTTCGAGAAATAGTACTGCACGCCGTTGATTACGTATTCCCACACCCCACCCGCGTCAACCTTATGCACTAGTATGTTCCCGTGGTGTATGTCGTTATGCTCCATACCGTAATTGGACTGAATAAAGTATATGGATGCGAGCAATTGGAAAAACATACTCTTTGCTACATTAGCATTATTATCTATGTCTTCGAGAACATATTCGAGGGCCCCGTAAAACGCGTACTCTGTCATCAACACGCTGCACTCGATTTGTTCACCCGCGTACAACCTGTGGGTGTTTTTGTATTTAGGTGGTACCTCGAAAATTATCGGTTCTTCACTGATACCTAAATCGGCACCTACACCAAGAAATCTCTCACCGCTTTTCTTCGGAATCAGCAGACTCCCACTCGGGAATGTGCAATCGTTGCACATTCTATACCCGTACATGATGGGGAGGTTCGGGAACATGTTTGACATAACATCGTCGTAGAACAGTTTCATCGCAAACACTTCGGTTAGAGCCGAAGCTGGTCCAATTATTTTAAGCGCAAACGTTACCTGACACATATGGAACATGTTCGGTTTACATACGAGATATACGGAGCCGAATGCACCCGTCCCCAACTTCTTGATAATATTAATACTCCGCATGAACTTTTTGTCGGCGTCGAAACACTCGCGCGCACTGTCGGCGAACCCGATCTCGTCGAGGAATTCTTCTATAAAAACAGCATTTGCTTGCCGCTCGCCGAGATTCATTTATTTAATATCGTATGATGTTAAATAATTATTTAATTGTCGAGGGCAATGCTTACACGAGCCGGTCAAAGTACACCTGCATAAAGGTCTCTGGGAGGTCGGGCAGCTTGGATATCGTGTCCCAGTTGACCTCGTCCTCGTGTTTCCTTATAAACTCCCAGTCAAAGTCTTTGTACGACAACAGGCTCAGGTCGAGCACCCGGTGGAGGGCGCGCACGTGCTCTTTCGGTAAATCAGGGAATCGGGAGACGTTCGTCCAGTCAATGTCGTCAAACCGGATATAGTCGAAAATCTGGAACCCGGCGTAGTTCGTCAGGTCCTTCATACTGAATCTATCTTTGTACCGGATAAGTATGTCGGCGCTCACTCCTGCATTGTAGAAAACATCCCAATTGAACTTTTTAGACTTGACAATCTTGTCTATTGTTTCGTATGGTGAGCCGATTAACCTTGTACAGTTATATTTCTTCTCCCAGTGTATCCTAGCCCTGTTACGGTACAGATCGTCCTCGTCCATTAACGAGCAGTTGTACTCGTCCCAGTTTATATACTTGTCGTACGTTTCTGTCAGGGCACTACTCAGTGGTCCGACGAGCGCGTGGGCGACTAAATATTCTTTATACTGAGAGATTATCTCCGGTGTTATATCGTTGCGACTCCAGAACGATTCCCAGTGGATATACGGTACAAACTCGTCTACATGCTTCACGTCAATTGCCTGCGACACAACCGTCCAGTCTACATCGGTCGCGTGAACCCGTAGTTGCGCGATCGTAACCGGGCTCACCATGTCCCACCTCACGAGTTCCGGAGCCACATTAAAGATCGCGTCGTAATTTACGAGCTTGTTTACAGACACAAGCTCGGGTGTTAGATGCTGGTGAAACATCGCAACAAACTGCGATGTGATCGGGTAGTGTGTAGATATCATCTTCCAGTCGACATACGTCTGCAGCTGGCTGATTTCCTCGGCGGATCTATTTGCGAGAACAAGTTTATCCCACCGGAGATAATTGGCCAGGTGGATCAACGCGTCGACACTCCAGTTCCTGATCTTGTTGTCTGTAATATATTCCCACACTACCAGCGTCTTAAACTGGTCGCATATGTCTGCTGACAGGTCGTTGAAGTAAGACAACGCGGTCCAGTCGAACTCGGACGCGTTGTCGATAATGAGGTCGTGGGGGACATGGCGTGACCGCGACAGGTAGCGAAGATCAAACCAGTCGACCAGCTGGCGTATCGCGTCTTCATTGTCTATCACACACGCCAACAGTCTAAAGTTCATTAAATTGTCTTTGAACATGGAGATACAGCTTGCACCCCATTTCCTGTGAATGCTAAATCCGTCTTTCATAAACGGAGTTAGTTTATAATTCATGCGTTCGAGATCACGTACCGGTAGGCTCGCGTACCACTCGACCGGCTGGAGTTCGCTCGTAAAAAACGTATCGATCACGGGTTTTACCGCCGGCTTGGTAGTGTACTCACTGTACGCATCCGCAATCATTTCAGACACGTCGTACATACCTCTGTCTACGAGAAATTTGACACGTTCAGCTGCGTGGACGCGGATTCCGGGGGTGCGGAAGTTGGCGGGGATTACTGTAAATATCATCGCCAACCTGCGTGCATCGTAGTTGTCCAACCCTCGCATGTCTGTAATATCATCGGGCATAATATCCCGGCGACCATTGTTACCGGGGTATATTGCCAATCCAAAGTCTCCCAACACTGGCAAGTATCCCTCGTTCGAGCAATAGTACTGCACGCCGTTGATTACGTATTCCCACACCCCACCCGCGTCAACCTTATGCACTAGTATGTTCCCGGGGTGTATGTCGTTATGCTCCATACCGTAATTGGACTGGATAAAGTATATAGATGTGAGCAATTGGAAAAACATACTCTGTAATGCGTCATACTGTACGACTTTGATAATGGGGGTGAGGGCCCCGTAAAACGCGTACTCTGTCATAAACACACCGCACCTGATCTTCTCGCCGGTGTACAACGTGTACGTGTTTTCATATTCCGGCGGTACAGTAATCATCGGTTGCATGATACCTAGATCGAACTCTCTATCGAGAGCCCTCTTGCCGCTTTTCTTCGGAATCAACATACCCCCCTTCGGGAACGTGCAGTCGCTACACGTTCTATACCCATACAGGATGGGGAGGTTCGGGAACATGTTTGACATGACATCGTCGTAGAACAGTTTCATGGCCAACACTTCGGTTATAATCGCATTCGGGCCAATTATTTTGAGCACAAACTTTACCTGACACATATGGAACATGTTCGGCTTACATACGAGATATACGGCGCCTTCGGCGCCCGAACCCAGCTTCTTGATAATATCAATACTCCGCATGAACTTGTTTTTAGAGTCGAAACACTCGCGTGTACTGTCGGCGAACCCGATCTCGTCGAGGAATTCTTCTATAAAAACAGCATTCGCTTGCCGCTCGCCGAGATTCATTTATTTAATACCGTGTGATATTAAATAATTATTCAATGTAGTCGTCGTCGTCGAAGGGTGAGACATTTGCCTGTGCGAGCAACGACCCCGACTCGTTCTGGATTGCCGGCGCGAGTAGCGGTCTGAGCGCATTGCTCACCAGTTTTACCTGGGCCTCGTACAGTTTCAGTTGGATGGCAATAAGCTTCGAGCCAATAAATATCGACTCGACCTTGATTGCAGCAATAACATGGCAGTGTCGTTTTTCCAGCGTCATGGGATCGATCTTGTTTCCGCGCTCGTCGTGAAACATTGAGACAATATCTCCCTTTCGCGTGAGAAGCTTCACGCCAAGAATTGGTGGGACGCCCTCGACAATTTTACCCTTGTCTTTCTTGTATTTCAGGGGCGTGCAGCTCTTCAGGATCGAGTCGTCTCGGCGAAGATCGTATAACGCGAGCTGGTCTTTTACCCTGACAATTTCGTCCTTGCACTTGTCGATAATCTTGTCGAAACACTCGACCCACGCGAGTTCGTTCGGGGTTGGGTTGTCTCTGTTGTACATGGAGAGAGATAACTGGTAGCCGTCTTTTGGATCGCCCTCTGGGTTGCGTGTGCTAACACCGAAAGAGAACAGGCGTTCTGTCGCGAGAACGAGATCGCCCTGTGACCCGTCTTTGTTTTTGGTAGAGATTGAGATTCGCTTGTAGGTCATTTGCGCCGATCCGGCAATATTATTGACTACAGGTTTGGAGAAAATAATGTTGTTCACATCGTAGTCAGAAACGTGAGTCAGTTGAGTGTTGTCCATTGGATTTATACTAGAAGGCGTCTGTTTAAGTCGAATGAAAAATACAATTTACGAAATAACTGCGATAGTAAATGTCGTGTGGGACGCTTGAATGCAGTGCCGGAAAATTCGAGTCCGAGGCTACAACAAAGACGCTTCCCGAGCTCGGGTACCATTTTTATGTTTCCGGACAGACGTTTGGCGACAAGATTGACGCGTCCATGTACGAGTTCTGGGTTACGTCCGTGTACAGTAATTTGTGGCACACGAACTGCGTGGGGTATGACGCGAGCAACACGTGCGAGACAGACTGCAAGAATACGGGGAGTTTCTACTACACCGGGTTTGTCTCAAAGGACACGAAACTTACCTGCGGCTCGCGTTGCGCGTTTCCGTCGCTCAACTCGTATGTGTGTGGCAAACTAGTTCCGCCGAAAATAGGGAAGAACGAGTTGGCAATAACAAAGGTCAAGAGAAATCACGACAATTCGGTCAGCCAGATCTACGTGCGGGTCATGCGCAATTATATCCAGACAGACGAGATGTTCAATCAGGTGAATGATCTCACATATGATCCGAAAGATGGAAACACTGCGCGATTTATCCCCCCGTACATCGGGATCTCCTTAATGTCCGACTACCTTTCACGGGCGGACGATAGCGGACGGAAACGCGTGTTCACGAAAACCGACCTCGTCGACGTCCTGCGTGTGCGGGACGAAAACGCGTACTTGCTTCTACTCGACAATGCGTGTGTCGGAAACAACATTCTTACCGAGCGCAAGTGCAAGGAGTACTGCGGGCTTAAAAACGTGAACTGCGACGCCCGAATCGGGGAAGTCTGCGCGAAACTCGGCCCGAAGGAGGCCCTGGGGAAACACAGCGACGTGTGCGGGTGTTTCATGGGAACCAAGTTTTACGCGACGTACTTTGACGAACTGAACAAGCGCTTTGAGTTTCCGGTTGTCCCGGAGGGAAACAGGGACCACACGTGTTTTTTCGATTACTGCTCGCTGAGCAATCTGAAACCGTACGCGGTCAAGACAAGCGGGCGTAAATGCCCGGACATAAACACGTGTTTCCAACAAGTCGACGTTGTGTTGACCGCGGGCGGGCACATCGAGGGCGGGCAAATCGTGATCAACCAGCAAAACACGGCGTGCAAGACAGTCGCCCGGAAATGCGTAAAATCGTCTGACTGTATAGACAACCCTAACAGTTATTGCATGAACACCGGACTGTGTTTCAAACCCGGAGACGGCGGGGAACCGCCAGTGCCTCCACCAGTGCCTCCGCCAGTGCCTCCATCGATCCCGGGTAGTGCTCTGAACATCCACACGCCGCAGCTCGTGCTCGCACTTGTCGCGGTTTCAATAGTAATTATATTCTTCATGGTGTAATAAATGTCGTGTGGAGAAACCGACGTTGTTATCAATGGCAGACCCACCAGGGTGTATACCGAGAACCAAGCATTTTTCTACCCGAACGACAATCTACCGAGACACGCGCCGGGCAAACCGGCGTTCGTCGACGGCGCGAAGGTTGTCTACTGGGTGCGCCCGGTATTTAAAAATATCTGGTACGAGCCGTGCAAGCCGTATCGTGATCTGCCTCGCTGCAGCGCCGCGGGAGCAAATATTTATTTTACGGGCGCCGAGACGTCGTGGTCGAACAATATTCCCGACAAGCCGCCGCACGTCGCGACGTGTGCGAAACCGCGCTGCGACACGTTCTTTGAGCCGTCGGGGGGCACAGAACTGCCCGTGCCCGTGCCCGGCCGGTCCGCCATGTGCGGCGAACTGTCTTTTGATTTCAAGAACAAGTACGTGTCCCCGTCGGCCATGTGGAACGTGGTTAACACGGAGACGAGCGCGTCCGGCAAGCTCGAGGCGGTCCAGATCGAAACCGGGATAAATTGTGTAGGTAACGCGGACCACTTTAATTTTGTGCTGCGGGTAACTCGGAGAGGCGAGCGCGGCGAACCGGACGAGCGGTTTCTCCCGACCAACGCGGGCCTGGCGCTGCTAAAAAATTACTGTGAGCGGAAAGACGGCGCCAGTTTTAAAATATTTACGGAAAAAGATGTTTGCGACGGGCTGCGGACGTTACATGAAAAGACGTACGATCTCGTCCTGAACAATCTATGCAATGGGGCGTACATCGCCGGTGAGAAAATATGCCAGGACTTTTGCAGAAAAACCGACGTGAACTGCGACTTCCGGATCCAGGAGTACTGTTCCGCCCTCCCTGAAAAAGACAAGCTCGACGCCAAGAACCGGAACGTGTGCGCGTGTTTCATGGGGAACGCGTTCTACAAAAACTACTACGACGAGCTGAACCGCAAATTCAAGTACCCGCAAGTAACCAGTCCGGACCACACGTGTTTGTTCGACTACTGTCTACAATCGTCCATCAAACCGTCGTATGTGAAACAGGGCGGGCACGTGTGCCCGAATGTCACGACGTGTTTCCAGGTCGTCAACCACACGCTCGACGCCGGCGGGAATATTTACAACTACGACATCCGCGTGGACCAGAACATGGCGGGCTGTTCGTCTGTTGTTGCAAAATGTTCGTCCGACAAAGACTGCAAGTCGGGGAGTGTGTGCGCGCGCTCGAGCCAGTGCGTCATTGCCCGAGTCCCTCTTCCACCGCTACCACCCACGACGTCCGACCGACCAGCCCAGCAGCGGATGGGCGCGGCGTCTGCCGGAATACTCGTGTCGCTGCTTCTCGGTCTATTTGTATTATAATTATGTATCGGAAATTATAATACGGTGCCTGTCAGTACTTTTTACACGGGCGCATTCGCCGGCTTACGCGCCGGCACATAGTTTTGTGCATTCTTGCTCGCTCGCGTACAGACCAAGACCGCTTCCTATCGGCGCCTTCTCGCATTTACGGTTCACGCACTTCCACGAGTTTTTACACAGCCCGATGTTTTCGGCGCACTGCGCGCTCGTCCATCGCCCTTTCTTGGGGTCGACGTAGCTCACGCACCGTGGCGGGTCTTCGTAGTACCGCTGGTCGGGGGTCATGGCACACCCGTACTTGGGGGCGCACATCAGCCCGTTCTTTACCTTTTCTTCGCAGTGGGACTTGCTCCGCTCCGGCCCGAGCACCGCCGTCTTGAACTGCGCGCACTTGCCCGTCGGCCGTTCGTCCTTCGTCTCACATCCCCAGTACTGGTCGCACCCGCCGCTTTTTACGCATTCCTCCTCGCTCGTGAACCCGTACTTCTGGTCCGGGGACGCCGGCACGCATTTTCCGGTATTCATCTCGTTTATTTTTTCACATGTCCAGAACACTTTCGCCTCGTTGAAGGGCCAGAACTTGAAGATGTACGCGCCGATCATGTAGAGTGTCGAGATAGCGAGCAGCACCAGAAATATTACTGCCGCGACCGCGGTTTTCGGGTTTGTTTTGGCCACCTCGGTCAGTGTCTGTGTCGGAATGATGCTCTTGTTGAGATACAGCACGGCAATACCGGCAACGGCGAACGTCGCCAGCGCGCCGGTGAGAATTTGTCCGATGGCAGATATCACGTCCTCGAGCCCCTTCTTTTTGATGTCGACGACCTGCTTGTTGTCGTTAATTATTCTCTGGATGGTCGTGTCGTTGATAACAGAGTCGATGATCGACTTCACCACCGTGTCTGCGGCGAAATGGATGCTCAGATCCTGGTTGAATTTACAGCCCGGGCCGAAGAATGCACAGTCGCCGTCCTTGTTGCCAATGGTGATCTCCATCTCTTGGTCGAGTTTCGCGCTGTTGACGATGGTGCTTAAATTTTCGAGCGTGACCTTGCTGTTTATAATATCCTTTATACGCGTCGTCGTTTCGTTCAGGACCTCCACACTGCTGAAATCGCCGAGATTGCCGAGAAAGCCGACCAATTGCTTCATCGACTGCGAATTGTTGTTCTCGATATCGGCCGTGAACAGCGAGACGAGCTCGTTTATGTTGTCCTGGGTGACCTGTGTAATAACTTTCATGTCGCCGTACATGCTTTGCGTGACCGGGCACTGCCATGTTATATTGCCCGCGCACTTGACCTTCAGCTTGAGCAATTGGCTCGTCGAAAGCACGTTTGAAATTGTCGTCGAGTTCTGCGAAAGAACGCTCGTTACTTTCTCTCTGTAAATATCGGTGTACGTCTTATTTATCTCTTTGGAGCTGCCGCCGCCCATTTTATATTAGGGCAGATGTGATTATAATTGCTCTCGAAATTATAATTAGATTGCAAGGTAGTTGTTTATATACACCGGTGGGAAGTCGTCTCCTTTCACGGTTAGTGTCGTGTACTCGTCCCTGGTCGCGATACCGATGCGCATCGGGTGTAGCGTTTTGCAAAACTTGGGCCGAGCCGATAATAGCTGTTTCAGCTGCGAACACGTCTCTGCAAATACTCGGATCGAGCTGTCCAGGTACGTCTCTGCGTTATGTCCGATGGATAGCAGCACCCGGAGGATGTGCGCCTGCACGTATTTATCGCACATGGGGATTACCATTGAATAGTTTCGGATAGGCGAGACACTCGAGCAGCATTTCTCGATCGTCGGCTTTACAACTTTCAATATACCGCGGATGATCGACTGGCGCGTCTGCATCGACGAGTTATGTAACGAGGCCGGGAATTCCTTCCTAAACATGTTCAGTCGGTGCGTTTCGAGCACGCCCAGGAACTCGCGCCGCACCGACTTTTTAAACGACTGCAGTAACTTGGGTAGCTTGTCTTCCCGTGTCACGAGCCATCGCCCAATACACGACATGTTCTTCAGCATTAAATAGCTGCTCGGGAAAACGCACGGGATCTGGGCGATGGACATGAACAGCGCGTCGTGGGGAATATCCCGTGGGTGCAACCGGATAATTTCGTACTTTTTGCCGAACGCGCCGTCTTTCTGATAAAACAGCGTGATGGGCTGGAACTCTGACACGAAGAACACGCAGTTGAATACGTGAACAGAGTACACGAGCCCGATATTTTTCTGTACAGCGAGGATTTCGGCAACGCCGTTATATGTACATATTGTGTTCCCCACACACAGGCTCTCTATGTCTCTCACCCCGCCGTCCTCGGTGACGAGGGATATATTTTTTCCAGAAATAAGCATTCTAATACGTGGATCACATGGTTTAAACTATTTTTGCACACACTCTTTCAAGTGTGCAAAACTATAATTGGGTTAGTCGTAGTCCATGGACATGAGCACGATTGCGCGGTCGATGTAATACTCCGGGTCTTCGGCGCGCCCGTCTAACACGTAGCGCATAACGTCGACCAGTTTGTCTGAAAGCCCGAGCTCGTCCCGACGACGAATAATGGTGTCGATGTCGAGTTCATTGATATAGTCGGCGATGAACCGCTCGTCCAGAGTCTGACAAGTCGATACCGCTGTGATCACTGCACGGCGGTTGTCGTTGTGGACCGAAGTCATGTACGCGCGCAGAATATTGTCTGGAATATTAAAAGATTCCACCATTACACCGAACTCGTTCGAGTTCATCAGTTGGATGGTGTGGTCTCTGCCTAGTTCGATACCATTGATCTCGTCGTCGAGCACTTGTCGTCGACACATCGGACAACTCACGCATCGTGCAATCCACGAGAGAAGACATGTAACATGGAACGTGTGGTTACACATGAGCGTTTTCTGGTCGCACGCGTCCGCGCCAAGATTGTCGTAACAGATCGGGCAGCGTTCGGGCTCGGGTAGCAAGTGCGGGGTAACCATGATACTACGTACTGCAACTGATGCGGTTAATCAGTTTTACTGTTCATTACTTTACCATCGATGGTAAAGTAAATAATTGGTTTACGTCGAGAATGGGTGGGAGAGATATCCCGTGCGCACGAGGTCGAGCACGCCGACCTTGCATATAAGACCCTTGGTTAATAGGTAAATGATCTCTTCGATTGCAAAGACGTCCATGAAACATAACGCGAGGAGCTCGTCGCGGGTAAATATTCGCGCCGAAACAATCAGCTCGTCGGCATCGAACACCCTGTATGTAACAAGGGTATGCAACACTCGTTTGCACGGCGATCCCGGTCCGTCGATTGTACTGACGAACGACGAGAAGTTGAAGCGGCAGCGACACATCGGGCAGGTTAGTCCGTTCTTGAACCACGTCGCGATACATCGCACGTGAAACACGTGGGCGCACGGCAATGCGATGACGTCGTCGTCTTCAGTGCAGATACAGCACTCGTTGTCCATGATATGTTCTAACAAAGATACACGCGTTCGTTTTTGCTACCGTTATAATCACATCGGCGTTGATGTGGTTATAATTGTTTTTTCGACTCGTAGAGCACGCCGACCGGTTTTAGGCGGGGGACGTGCTTCACAATATGTGCTTCTACAAAGTCTGTCTTGGAGAACGATCGCCTGAACTCGTCGATGGACAGGTGGCCGCCGTACTCCTTGAGAAGTCTCCACGAGGGTGCGGGTTTGAGACTGTCGGATATATCTCCTTTGGCGTGCAGCTCGTTGACGTGGTAGTACATATTCATAAGGAGGCTCTTCGACTGGTGGTACATTGCAATGCCTGCTTTTTCGTTAGTGTACGCGAGACAGCAGCTGAACGAGCAGAACACGCCGTCGGTTTCGTAGTACGCCTCGGTCGCGGCCGCGCTGCCTGTGCGCGAAATATCGGTGTCGGATACATTTTCTTTTATGACATACGACTCGTTCGTCACGGGCGACTGCAGCGTCTTGAATATCTTACCCGGGACGTACCGCAGGGGGCACCCGACCGCCGCCCAGTCGAAGCGGTGCCTGCACCAGAAACACGAGACAGATTTCCCGATCGCGCTGTCGAGCACGTTTTCCCGCGTCGTGCTGTCGATCATCGTGAGGTGGAGGGCGTACTGCCTTTTTGCGTCGGACAGGAAGTTTGTGAATTCCGGTCTGATCAGTCCAATGTCAAACACCGAGGTTGTTTTCGTACGAGAAGAGTTCATATACTGTGTATCCGCTGCGACTATTAAAGTCATTTTTATATCTGTTGCGTAGATATAAATGAGGCGCGCGATCTTGGGGGCGCTCGCGCTGGCGGTCGTCGCGGTCGTCGGGTACTTCTTCTACGCGCGGACGAGAGAGAGTTTCGCCCAGAATCCCGACCTCGATACAATTATTGCCGGGATGTTGCACCTAGACCCCATACTGGGGAAACTTAATTTCTACGAGGGCGAGAAATCGTACACGATAAACAAGAAGAACGTGTATATATGCATGAAAAACGAAGCGGGCGGCTACTACGATAAAAATTTCCTCGTGTACGTGATCCTGCACGAGATCAGCCACGCGCTCTGCGACGAGATCGGGCACACGCAAAAGTTCATGGCGATCTTTGCCGACATGATCGATCGCGCGGCGAGAATGGGCTTGTACGATAAAGACAAGCCCAAGGTCGAAAACTACTGCAACTATCGCAAATAATTTCGCCACAATAATAAATGGCAAAAACATTTATGATCGTTCTCGTGGTGATGATACTCGTGGCCATTGCCGCGCTCGTGTACATCACAATGAAGAAGAAAGAAGGGTTCTACGAAACCGCGCCCCGGGTCGAGGGATACAACGACTGGGAGTACGAAAACGAGGCTGCCGCGTACATTCCACATTAAAAAAACTAATAATAAATGAGCCCCGAACACGTGTTTATAATCGTCCTTTTAGTCGCGATCATTGGTCTGTGTATCGCGATATACACCCGCCTGGGGCAAACCCCCGGTGCCGTTGAGGGGTACTACGCCGGTGAGTACTACAAGCTGCAGGAGTGTCGATGCAGGCCGCAGTACGACGAGTTCCAAACGGCGCACGACGACGAGTTCAGGAAGGCACACCCCGATTATTTGTAATATTATTTACCCGTGGGTAAATAATATAATTAGACGACGACGCGGAAGAGGACGACGCCGTTCTTGCGCACGACCTTGACAACGCTGCCCCGTGCGAACCCCAGGAAGCGAACGACGGGGTCGCTGGCGAGAATCCGTGGGATTTTTGTAATGTACGGCCTGACCTGGGCGTACTCGTCGCGAGTCGCAAGCGTGTGCGTCGGAACGAGGACGTGCTTTGTCACGTTGTACCCGAGCTCGTCGCTGCTGAACAGCTCGATGCAAATCACCGAGGTTTGCTCGACCAGTTTTTTCACCGGCGGCGTCACCGAGCTTCCGTACACGACGATAAAGTGTGTGCAGTTGATTCCGGACATGTGTGCGATGTACTCTTTGATTAAACCAATCGACAACTTGTCGTGTATAACCCCGAACACGTACACGTCGCCGCCGGTTTTCTTGTGCGCGGACATCATGTAATGCTCCGGGTTGTCGCTCGAGTCGAACAGCGAGTATTCGCGGGCGACAAACATTTCGCGCAGAGTATTTTCAACCACCTGGTTCATCCGGTACTACTTATACACTTGCTTCCAAGCTGCATTACATCTTCAATTTTAATCGCATAGAACTTCTCGAGCCCGGCCCGCAAGTGCTGGTTGACAGATATGCTGGTGTTGATTATATTCCTGACAAGGCAGTCGATGGTGAACCACCCAATTCCGGACGCGTCGTTCCCGCGCGTGTACCGCCAGCGCCCGATGTCGTGGCTGTATGTGATCGTGTAGTAGTAGAACCGGGACTTTAGCCGCGTGTACTCCTTGGGGAGAATATGTGAGACATCAATGCCGGTTTCTTCGTACACTTCTCTGATCGCGCACTCGCGCACCGACTCGTTGTCCTCCATCGTCCCTTTAGGCGGGCCCCAGTGCTTCCCGCACGACTGGACGAGGAGGAGTGATTTGTTGTCCTGGATAAACGCGCCGACCTTTTTGTTGCTTCGTTTCGTGTATTTAATCTTGTCGGGGACGTACCGCGCCGTCACGCACCCGCACTTTCCACACGAACAAACATACTTCTCAGGGAGATGCATTTTATATACGCGCGCTTACTTTTACTTTGCTTTTTTCACAACGACCCTCGCCTCGGTCGTGGTCTGGCCGCGCATCGCGTCGATCACGTCGCCGAGCACCTGGTCTGCGTTTTTCACACCGTACTCTTTCAGAACGTTCCGCGCGCCGTCGATCTTCTCCGTCTTCTTTTTGTACAGGCGCACCGTCTTGTCTTCGACGGTGACGCACAGTCCGCGGTACTTTATTCCCGGATCCTCCGTCTCGTCGAAAAACGCGGCTATTTGCGCCTCGATTGTCGCCCGGCGCTGCCGCAGCCCCTTCACGTGTGCACGAACCCGTTTCTCTTCGGCGATCAGCTCGGACAGCTCGCTCACGAGTCCGGATATATCCATTAATTGTCGTGCACAGTTCTTTAAATTATTCGCGTTTTCTTGCCGGTAGTAAATGGAGATCGAGGACTTTATTCCCGACTACCCGTCGATTGCCGACGCCGAGTTCGACCGGGAGATCTTTGCCAAGACCGAGTTCCGCCCGGACCGGGTCGCGGGAACCGCGCTGCCCCATCAGCAGCGAGTCGCGCGGTACATGTCGCCGGCAACGCTCTACGACCGGCTGCTTGTTTTTCACGAGATGGGTACGGGTAAAACGTGCACGGCGGTCTCGACGGTCGAGACCACACTCGCCCAGAACACGAGTATTTCAAAAGCGCTGATCGTTGTAAAGGGGCCGTCGCACATCGACAACTTTATAACCGAGCTCGTGACCGTGTGCGCGCCAGAAAAATACGGGCATTTGCGCGGCGACGCGCGTGTCCGCTCAAAGCTAAAACCCAACTACGAGTTCACGACACACGAGGTGTTTGCGAAGCAGCTCGGAACCAGACCGTCCGGTTACTACAATAACACGGTTATTGTGATCGACGAAGTACACAATATAAATACCAGGGACAGGGAGAGTTACGGGGTGATCCACGCGTTCCTACACACTGTTAAAAACTGCAAAGTACTGCTGATGTCGGGCACGCCGATGCGAGACAACGCCGAAGATATCGCCGAAGTCATGAATCTTATTTTGCCGATGGACCGGCAGCTGCCCGTCGGGAACGCGTTCCACAGCTTGTTTGCGGGGAAGAAACTCACGCCGCAGGGCGCGGCGACCCTGCAGCAGGCGTTCCAGGGCCGGGTGTCGTACCTGCGATCGAATATTTCAAATGTCGCTAAAAAATACATGGGTGTGCACCTGGGCACACTGTCGGAATTTTACGTGTTTCCGACGACAATGAGCCGGCTGCAGACACGCATCTACGCCCCTCTTCTGGAAAACGAGGACGACCTGTTCCTCTCCGCCAGACAGTCGTCGCTGTTTGTGTTTCCCGACGGGTCGTACGGCAGCAGCGGGTTCGCAAAATACATCGCCCGGAACGAGCGCGCGAGCAGCTCCGGCGAGATGAAAAACAACTACACCGCCCGGTCGCCCGTGTTCACGACATACGTCTCTGACATTGCCAATCTCGTGACGTGTTCGAGCAAGTACGCCTTCATCCTCCGGTCGCTCATCGACAACCGGCACAGGCTCACGTTCATATACTGCGAGTTCGTCGAGGGGTCGGGGCTCGTGCTTTTTTCAAAAATACTCGAGGCGCACGGATACGCGCGCGCGTCCGGGAAGGAGTCCGGGAAGGGGCTCCGGTACGGAATAATCACAAACATGACAACAACGGTGAAGCAGACGCGGCGCGTGCTCGACCTGTTCAACGACAAGTCGAACATCACCGGAAATTACATACACGTCATTCTCGGGTCGCGCATGATAAGCGAGGGGTTCACGCTGAAGAATGTCCAGGAGACACATATACTCACGCCGCACTGGAATTACAGCGAGACGGACCAGGCGGTCGCGCGCACGTTCCGCTCATTTTCGCACGACGCGCTCATCGCGTCTGGTGTAGACCCCGTCCTCAGAATATACCACCATGTCGCCATCCCCGACGACGGCCGGTCGTCGATTGATCTTCGCATGTATGAAATATCGGAAGGCAAAGATTTGAAAATAAAACAAGTCGAGCGGGTCGTGAAAACGTCGGCGTTCGATTGCTCCATGACCAAGTCTCAAAACACGATCACCGGCCACGACGGGCAGCGCGTGTGCGAGTACGGGCCGTGTGCGTACACCTGCCACGCCGGCGACGTTTCCACCATTGTCTCTGACCGAAACACATATGACATGTACTACGCAGACGCCGAGGCCGAGAACGTGGCCAGCGACATCCGGCGACAACTGGCCGCCGACTCACCAGTGCGCGTGGATGCGTACCAGCCCCGTGTGGTGTCGCGCGCACTGAAGCTCCTGCACTCGGTCACGAACAAGTACGGCGGCACGGGATATGTAAAGACAGACGACGGAACCGTGTACGCGAGCAAGACAGTTTACGACAACAGCGACAGCGGCAACATGTTTTACTTTTCGAACCCGATATTTGCAAAGAAGGTCCCCTTTTCCCGCATCAGCACCGACTTGCTGTACACGCGCCGCATACCGCTTTTGATGGACGATCTCGTGGAGACACTCGACCCAGCCATCATTTCTGAATTGCCGCTCCAGGTGCAGGAAGACTTGCTGGAGACCAGCGTGATCGCGCCGGCGTCTGCCCTTAAACAGTGCGTCACGACATTCTTTGCAAAGTATATCCACACTGTCAGAGACACCACCGTGAGCTCGTACCCGTATACAACAACCAGGAACATGCGCTGCCTGGGTAAACGAGGTTGGTACGACTGTCCGCAGAGTATGGTGGACGACATACTGTCACAGAAACAGGACGTTGTTGCCCGGGCGCGCGATTTCGGGTACTACGGTGTTAGCGACAAAACAAAATTTCTCGTAAAAATTGTCCCGGGCGAGCAGGCAGCGGATAAACGGCTAGCTCCGCGAGGCCGCGTCTGCGCGACGATCGACAAGTCGGAACTCGTCAATATTATGTCCAAAGCTGGTATTCCGTACGACACAACCAAGAGCAAGAAAGACGAGTGTCGTAAACTGCACGACTGGTTTGTCGAAAACAACTTGATGGTTTACATGTAATTTTTTTCGGGAGAAAAAAATTAAATAATCTGGTCTTTGCATTCTTCAATAAGACGGATGAACTTGTCAAAGTACGGTTTCATGACCTCCTTGTCGATCGACGTCATTATCACCTCGCCCGTGTGGAACACCAGGAAACTAACCAAGCGGCCGTCCTTGTTTTTCAACTTCCCCACGTCTTTAGTTATGGTCTCGGCATACGAGGTCGTCCCCCGGATCCAGCCCCCCTCGGTTTGCGTCACCGTGTGTAGCGTCAAGTCGTCGAACTGAAGCGGCATTTTTATGTTCACGCTCGCGCTCCCGCTCGACGTCTCGAACACCGACACGTACTCGGTGTTCTCGTTTATGTACGTGTTCAGCAGCTGTCTGTCTATACGAAACCCAATGTTTGTTTTAAAGTTGGTCATCGACGACCAGTACGTCGCACTGAACACGTCTCCGCTCAACACGACCGTGGAATATGTTTGTATATACCCATACATCTGTTTCACACACTCCTCGACGTGCTCGTCGTCGTTGTTGCCGGTTATTTGAAACCGCCCGTTCTTGGACAGTTTCGTGCTGACCTTTCGTCCGAAAATGTCGATCACGACCGTGATCGAGTTTTTGAATGCCGACTTGGACTTTGTGAACGACACGCCGCGGGTTTTCCCCTCGTACTTTACAGATAAAATACTGCCCGACGGGACAGTCTCCACGCGCGCCTGCACGTCCTTGCGTTTGCGCCCCTTTTTCTTTACCGGGACGGTATAGTCTGTCACGGGCAACACGTCGAAGAGCGCGGCAATATCGACATGCATGTTGGTGTTTACAATAACCGTGCGCGTCGTGCGAATCATGTCGTCAAACGATATCATCTTGGATTTATATATGATACTTAAACGATCGGGTCGTTTAGATCGTTTTTATGTTCTCCAGTATGTAGTGGCCGAGAAATAGGCATTTGAGCATGTACGCGTCGTCGACGTCCCCGGGGACGAACTCGCTCGTGGCGGTGAGCAGTTGGGCGATTTGTTCGTCGGACAGTTTATCCTGTGCGAGCATTTGGGAGATATGTTTGAGACGTTCACCCAACACTTCGGCGCTCATTTGAATTCGCGTCTACGAATTTAAATATTTATTACATTGTCGAAAATGCCCTCGGTGGCCTGGTGAGAGACGCAGATAACGGTGCTGTCTGCCAGGATTTCCTTTATGGCAGACAGGACGTCCACGGTCGACTCGTGGTCGAGACTGCTTATCGACTCGTCGAGCATGATGAGCGGCGACTTGTAAATTTCCGCGAGTGCGAGCGTGAATGCCAGAGACACGCGCGCGCGCTCGCCCCCGCTCAGAAAATCGGCGTCGACGTCGTTGCCCTTGTACTCGATCTTCAGATCGATCTGCGGTTTTGTGGACACGCCTCCCTTGGTTTTCACATCCTTGTACGCGGCTATCTTTGCGACGAGGGGGTGCGACGGGAAGAACGCGTCGAGGAATTCTTGCGCGTGGATGTTTATTGTCGCGATCGTCGATTCTAGACAAATACTTTCTGCTTTGGAAATTATTTCCCTGAGCACAAGAGTATTTTTAGCAGCCGTCTCCGCGTCTCCGAGCGCCACTGCCGCCGCCGCTGCCCGTCCGAGCGCTTCGTCGCGCGCGCGCGCGTGTCGGGTGTACTCGGTGTACGCCGCCCACTCGTCGTTCAGGGTCTTGACATCCACTAGCTCGGTCTCGGACGCCGATATGTCGGCCTCGAGCGCGGCGAGGTCCCGGCTCACGTCGACGTGCGTGCTGGTCGGTATCGCCGCGTACTCGTTCTGTCTGGCGCGCAGTTTTTCACACAGATGATTGTGCAACTCGAGTTTCTGGTCGTGGAGCAGCAGAACAGTCGTCGCGGCCTCGTACTCTTGGGCGGTAATGTCGGCCCCGGTGTGCTTCTCGAGCGGCGCGAGCTGCATTCGCAGGCTTTCGAGCTGCCTCGATGGCCTGAACACGGCCAGGTCTGCGAGTTCTTTTTCGACCGACAGTTGTTTATTGATGTACGTTTCCAACGCGTCCAGCTCGGCCCCGATATCCGTGAACGTGTACGTGTGTGTATCTAGTTTGATGTACTCGTCGTGCGCCGGTTTCAGTTCGAGCAGTCGCCGCCTGCTTTCAGGAACGGCCCGCGATTTGAACAATCTGTTCCCGACAATCGACAGATCGATCTGGCACGCCGGGCATGTTGCCGGATGCCCGGCCTCGGGCAGCAGCCGGCTGTACTCGTCCTCGAGCGGCTGCAGTGCGGCCTTCTTCTGGGTTGTTTCAGTATACTTGGCGTTTTCCAGGCGCTGATTGCGCAATTCGCGCACACGGTCCAGACTGGTGGTCTTTGTCTCACCATTCCACACAAGCGACGTCAGGCTGGCCACTTTGACGTTATAGTCCGCCGCTTCGCCCGACCGCTGCTCGTTATACTGCGAACTGATGCGCGCGTACTCGCTGCATTTTTTCCACCGGTCATCGATGACCCGGGCGCGCGCAACCGCGTCGTGGTCGGGGAATGCCAGCGCGGCAATGTCGCTCTCGATGTCGCTAATTTCGCGAGCGAGCGACTCCCGCTTCCCCTCCCTTGATTTGCTTTCCAGAAACGCTTGCTGGGTGTGTTGCAGCGCCCGTCTGCGCGTCTTCAGCGCGCCCAGCGCGCCCAGCACGGTTTCGATATTTTTGTTTGCGGTGGCGGGTTCGGTAACACACGCGGGTGCGGGGATCAGGCGCGCCTGCTCGAGACTCGCGTCGTGCAGCGCGGACGCGACCTTCCGCCGAGTCTCACACTCCTGTATTTTGTCTCGGAGTTTGTCTTTGACCGCCACGATGTCGACGTCGTCGAACGCAAACGACTCGAGGAACTGGAGACGGCCCAGCGGTGTCATATGCACGATACTCGCGAACGATTCCTGCTCGATGTACGAGACGATCGTAAAGTTCTTGCCGAATCTTTTATTTATAATCTCCTGGGCGACATCGTCCTCGCACGTGTTGTTTATAACTAATCTGTTTGGCTTTTTGGTGCGGACGATATGCATGCCCCCCACGTGTAGTTCTACCCGGCACGAGGTGCTGCCCGCGCGCACAACCTTTGTCCCTTTGCCGTACAGCGCGAAGTGGATCGCTTGGAGGATACTCGTCTTGCCGCACCCGCTGTTTCCCGATATAAGCGTGATTCCCTTGTCGGCAATGTCGAACGTCGCCTCCTCCCAGCACTTGAAGTTCTTTACACTCACAATCATTGTGTATATTCAGGTGCGACACATTAAATCGCTTCCGAAATTACTTGTAAATATTTACAAGTAATTTATAAATCAACCATGTCGGAGTAACCGCCGTTGCCCGAACAGCTGTTCGCCCGCTAGTCAAAGTACTTGACGTATGCGCGTTTGAAGTAGAGCTCGATGTCGGCGTCGGAGATGTACCCGCGAAATTCTTTCTCGAGATACGTTCGTATTTCGTAAATATTTTTCTGGATGAACGTGCGGAGATTATCGCCGACCTGACCCGACGTGCTTTTAGTTAGCTCGTCGAGCAGTTCGTCGCTACACTCCGAGTCTCTAATAAGTTCCTCGAGTTTCTTTGAGAAGTACGCGTATACCTGGTCCTCGAAGCTGACACCGACCCCGAACCCGTCGTAACCAGACAACGAGTTGATCATTCGGGCAAGGAATCCGCTCGAGCACAATCCCGCGCCGTCGACGAGTTCTTCGTACAACCGCACACCCAGGACACGCGCGTGCGACGATTTCTGGATGTACGCCCATACTCGGCAGAACACGAACGCGAGCGTCACGTTGTAGGTGGTGTGTCTTGCCCTGTCTTTGTCGACACGTTCAAGAGCAAGAGTAAGGCTCGGTGATGGGGTGCACTGCTCGACGAACGACGCGACGCTTTCGTCGTACTCTTTTACATCCACCTGCACGGCGAGCAGCCGCTCGAGATTATTCGCACAGCTCGCTTCTATCGACGACATGTGGACGTTCTGTTCGCTCGCGTGGTACATGTCCGATCCCGCAAGTGTGTCGATCACGTCTCGACCGAGAGAGACGAGTACGTCGTCTTTCGATGTGAGGAGAACGTCGGCGGCGTCTGCGCGATTGTTGGTGCTTGTGCTCGTGTAACAAATGTCGAGCAGGTACAGGCACGCGCGGACAAACAACTGGTCGTATTTTTCTTTGCACATGCTCACGATCCGCTGGGCGGCCATGATCCCGTCCATGCACTCGTCCCGGAGAAAATACGGTAACACGCGGGCCGCAAAGTACGTCTTCCGCGCCTGCGGGATGGGCTCGTCTTCGACCCGCAGCGCAAACGAGTACTTTTTGTTTTCCGGGATATTTTCCGAGTTTATTTCCTTGCGCAGCCGCTGCGTGGTCTGGAAAAGGTGCGACCCGCTGCGGGTCATGTACATGATAAGCGAGTGCCGGAACTGCAGGTGGCTGTCCCCGTCACACAGGTCGTTTATTAGCGCGTACCCGGTCCGCGACATGTCGATGTACCTGTCCACGTGTTCGGTGAGTATACTCGCCGCGCTGAACCGCGTGTACACGTCTTCGTCGGCACGACGGGCGATCCCCGCGAGGTACTCGCCGACATCCCGCGACGACGTCGTGACGTACGTGAACCTGAGCGAGCTCACCACGTCCGCCTTGTCTTCGCACAGACTAAAGTGGTGAAGACGCTCGTCTAAACTGGTCTCGTAGTCAAACAACATTTATATATTTCTCCGCGATTTTAAACCCGTAAGAGTTTAGAATCATAATTCGTACACCGTGTCCTCGTCGTACTCCTCCTCGTCGAGCGCCGCGAGCTTCTCAAAGTCGACGAGGACGTCGAACGCGCCGGTCCCACACGACGCCAGTTTTCCGACGATGATCGCCGAACTGACGCTCGCGAGATTCTCGACTTCGCCGGTGACACCGGCCTTTAGAAGGTTGCCGAAACTCTCTTCGAACGACGCGCGCGCCAGCGGACCGCACTTTGACGCGCGCTGGCCGTACCTCGACACGGACATGATGCTGCCCCCGAACGTCATCGTGTCGACAAGCAGCTCGATGTGGCATTTGTTGACATACGTGCCGTCCGACGACACCGTGACCATGAATTCGTTCACCAGGAACTCCCGCGCGGCCTCGACGCCGAACACGCCGAGGATTTCCCACATGTCGTTGCTCGTGGTCGTTGTCGCGTCGATCTCTTTCTTGCCGAACAGCTTCACGAGATTGGACCCCGCCGTTTCCACCGCCCACTCGCCATTCTTGTTTTCGTAGTACACGTCGCTGATCCCGGCGACGCCATTTATCTGAATGCTGCGCAGGTTGGCCACGACGGTTTTTGCAATGTACTCGTCGATCTTCTCGTCGGGGATGTTCTGTGTATCGACATACACGTCGAGGCGGCCGAGAAATGTCGGCGAGAACACACACACGAGATCGGTGTACTCGTCTTCGATCAGCGACGCGACCCGGTCGAGCTCGACGCGGTGGGTAAATAATTTGCCCACGTCGAGGAGAAGCGTCACGTACGACTCGTGGGCGAGGTGTCTTGTTCCATATATCATCTCGTACCCGGCGTACCACACGTCCCGTTCCTCGCCGCGCTCGGTGACACTTACTATTACATCTCCGAGTTTCACACACGGGAGCGCGCTCCCGACCTTGTTGCGGATATCTGTCACCGTGCTGTACTTGTCGACCGTGTGCACGTGCGTGACGACCGACTTTGGATTCTTTGTTGCGCTCAGGAGCTCGGAGAAGCGTGGAACACCCGTTATTACTGTTTTCAGCGCCGCCCCCGCGCTGTGGAACGTGTCGAGCGTCATCTGGGTTTGTCTCTCTCCGATACTCTGCGCGGTGGTGATCCCCACCGCCTCGCCGGGATTGACCACTGCTGCGCCGTACTGCCGCACGATCTCGCTGGTCAGCTCGGGAATTATCGACGGGTACACCAAGACATCCCGTAGCTGCTCGCACACACGTTTACGGATGAGCGAAACATGCGCGTGTGCAATGACGTCCGGGATGCATTTGTTGCGCGGGATGCTCGCGGCAATCGCGTCGATCTCGTTGTCTGTCAACGCCCGTTTTTCTTCCCGCTCGCCGACTTGGATCGATGAAATTCCGGTACACAGATCGGCGACGTCGTCGCGCGCACCGAGCGACGCCACGAGCAGGTCGACAAGCTCGTTCCTGTTGCTGGAATTGTACTTGCTGTACCCAGCCACGCCGTTATTTTTCGCACACTCTTTTAGCTTGAAGAGAGACATCGAACACAAGTCCTTGCGGGTGAATGTTGGCTCCATTTCCGCTTCCTAAATAATTTAATGAATCTTCACTTTTATGTAATATAAATGGTCTGCGCCCCGTGTCTCCTCGCGCCACTAGCTCTCTTTGGAGGTACTGCATCAGTCGCAGTATCCAAAAGTATGCTCGCATTCTGGGTGTTGGTATCTATCCTTTCGTTTGTCGTTCTTTATTTATGGTACGTGTCGAAAAAAACATGTTCCACGTGCATACGCTGACGACCACATCGGCGTATTATTTCAGTAATTTACACACACTTGACAAGTGTGTAAATATAATTAGACGGGCATGTCGTCGTCGACATCACCAGAGTTCGTCTTGAACTGGTGACCGTACCATGTACCTTTCTTGTTCGCCCCCCACACGGTATCGAAGTAGTCCTGCACGTCGAGACGGGACGGGAGCGGTGTTCCAGGAATGCTCATTTTGAGCCAGTCCTTGAACTGCGAGTACACGTCGGCGACGGTGACCCTGCCCGCCGGACTGTCCATCATGAGTTCCTCCATGAACTGCCGGTAGCTGTCGCTGCGCTCGATGTATTCGTTGGTCGCGATCTTCACCTTGGACGGGATAACTGTATCCCGGAACCTGTTGACCTTGTAGTGCTCGAGCAGGACCCAGAGGAATGCCTCGATCAGCTCGGGGACTTTGTCGCGAATAAAGTTTCCACATTTTGGAAATACTTTCTTCTGCATCTGTTCCTCGCGGGTGTCGGGTGCGTTGTCGGAGAATGTCGACTCGAACGGGATGACACACAACCGGTTGATGGTTGCCTGGTCGATATGCGGCAGCTTGGGCTGCTTGTTGCACACGACGAGCAGTTTGAACATCGGCGTGATCTCGCGTCCTGTTTTGTACAAGGCGCGCGCGTAGAACGTGTCGTTACCACTGAGCTCCTTGAGCGTTCCGATATTGACATACTCTGTCTCGTCCGGCTCCTGGATGACAGCCCAGCGCACACCATTACCCGCGCGAGCGAGTTCGGGCGAGCACGAGCTGGACTGTGTGCGTTTGCCCGTGATGAGCGACGTGGGGAACTTGATCGCGTACGGTCCGAGAATGCGCTCGATAAAGTACTGGATGACACTCTTCCCGTTGTTGCCGCGCCCGGACCAGAACAGTACGTGCTTGCGGTCGTTGCCGCCGACAAACACTTCCGAGGTCGTGTTCATGAAAAAATGGAGGACCTCCTTGTCTGGAAATGTCTTCTCGAGACAGTCGAACACCTCCATAACCCTGGTGTCGGTCATGCTGTACGATGTGTAGTTGAGGGGCGATTGGGTCGAGATATAGTCTTCGGGAATCCCGTCTCGCAAAACACACTCGCGCAGGTCGTACACGCCGTTCTGGAATCCAAACAAGTACCTGTTCGAGTCGAGTTTGGACATGAACTTGGAGTCGTAGAAAAGGTCTGCGCACTCCTTGATAATGTTGGCCTTGAACGGGTGGCTCTTGAGATCCTTGACGAGTTTTTTCAGACTTTCTATCGCAGTCGCGTACATCTTCTTGATGTGTGTATGCGTCTCGTTCATCATCTTGAACGAGTAATCTCCGATCTGGTCGTCGACGATCTTGACAATGACGTCGGAAATATATTTGCGGAGCTCGATCGGCCCCTCGGTTTCCTTCCAGTGGTGGTTCTCGAACCTGTACCACGCATTGTCCTTGATCGACGCACAGACGAATTCGTGACCGTACAGCTCGTACAGCTGCTTGGCGATGTCGGAGTGGGTGTCGGCGATTTGTATCATCTTGTCGGGTGATAATATTTTTTCGCGGAACAGTTTCGGATTATCATTTTTCGCGAAAAACATCAGGGTTGCGATCGACATGTTGCGCACGGTCATCTTCTCCCATTCGGACACGCACACCGCCTCAGAGAATTTTTCCGGGCAGTGCCTGCTAAAGTCGATCCACATGTCGAGCGCGTCGCCGCATCCCTGGCCGATGTTGTACAGCACCCACCCGACATTCATCCAGTCGGTGTGGTTGTCTGCTCGCGACGGCGAAACGAGGGGGAGCAGCTCGCGCGCCTTTTCGAGATTCTTGATCACTTCAGTGTCCGACAATGTCTGGTTGACCCTGTTCACGCGCTTCATGGTGCTTCGGACGGGCGAGACGAGGTTGTTCTTCACGGTGTGGATCTTGCGGTGGAACGGGATGATGCTCAGGACGCGCGGCAGGTAGAGTGTCTCGTTGCCCGCGATACTGATTGGGTTTTCATTCGAGTCGAACACGGTGTACGAGGCGAGCGCGCGCTCCAGTGTTGTTTCATGTAACGCCGCGTCGAGAATGTACGACAGTTTGTACGGCGTGCCGCCGTCCTTGTGCGAGCCGTACATCAGCCACGGCGCGGTGCAGTAGTTCTTGTCGATCAGTGCGGACGAGTCCTCGATGCCGAGATTGGCAAACACGTCCGCCTCTTTTATCTTTGCGAGGACGAGCGGCACGAGGTACGCCTGGTGGTCGTTTTTGTCGAGGAACACGTACGGGAAGTGCAGGTGGAACCCGTTCTTGACGTACGTGGCGCTGTTGACAGTTATAAAATACTGTGGTTTTTCAAGAACAAAACAGACGAGTTCGCGCGGCTCGACACACGTGATCTCCTTCAGAGCTTCCATGAACGCCGCGGCCACGCGGCTGACCTGCGCGCGCGAGTACACGGGGAACGAGGCGAACGTGTCGGGCAGCTTGATGTCGACATCCACGAGCACGGGGAGAAACTGCTGCGACTTTTCGGCCAGGCCCACGCCGGAGGCGCCGGACTGTGCGTAGTTGCAGTACGCGTCCCAGAAACTCTCGTACGCGCCGATATTCATCTGGAACTTCCCCTTGGGATTGACCATGCTGACGTGCGTGTGAAACTCTGGATCTTGTGCATCACCTTTATTTCTGACAATCATGGGAGATAAGCAGTCGTGTAGGGCGATCACAGAAGAATCCATTTTATATTCCTTATTTTATATTTTATAAATCGAATTTATAGTCTGTAAAATATTCAGTAATATAAATGCAGGACACTGCGCAGCCCGATGCGGTAACCTCGGTGTTTGGCGCGCTGCACGGCGCGAGAGCCCAAGACTTCAAAAATCTTTTTTCCGAGGCGATCGTGTCACTGTACAAGGAAAAAAAATACCCCGCGACACTCATTGCCAACCGCGTGATGACGGACGAAATTATGAACATGGGACAGACGCCGACGGCGGCGGACGTGGTCGCGGCGATCGCGCCGCCGATGATGTACGTGCTCGAGACGTACGACACGACGTACATGATGTTTCTGACTATATTACACAACGGTATCAAGAACAGCGACCCGGTGTACGCGGCGCTCCTCGACCTCGTGGTCGGGTATGTGCACGCGCGAATCGACCCGATGGCATATACCGCGGTCAACGAGTTCATGCCGCCCGACCCGGCGGACAAGATTGTCGACAACGCGTGGTGGTACGCGACCGAGGCGGTCAATAACGTCTCGGCCGAGCAGGTGCGCGAAATCATCGCCGGGTTTGCAAACAACGATTTCAAAAAGTTTTTAGAAAAGTTTAATGAAATATACGTAGGTAATAAAGAGATGGCCGCGCCACGAGTCGACCCACCGGTAACCAGTCCGGTCGTCGGCACACAAACCCCATCGGTAATGGGTAAAGCCGACGGTTTTATTTTTGAGAAAGAGGTTTTCTGGGAAACGATATACACGGCCGTCACCGGCATATTCGGTATATACGAGACTACCAAAGACGACATGGATCTCCATGTTCGTCAGGATTTACTGCTCAACGACACGCGAGAGGAGCTGGAAAAGATATACACAGAGTTCTTTACAAATAACGAGGCACCGAAAGACGAGGTCGAGCGGCGCCTCGAGGCGTACATGGACATCGCGACAGGTGTCGTCAGCGGTTTCATGAACGATATCTACAAGGTGCGCTTGCTGTTGCAGATATACTACACGTTCAAAAACAAGCTTAGCAAAAAATACCGGGCGGACCTCGAAGAGGAGATAAAGGCTGGGTTCAAGTTCGGCCTCCAGGAGACGAAGAATCAATGGCGATATGCGATGAACTGGAGCTGGTTGTTCAAGAACTACGATTCGTTTTACACCACGGTTGTTACGAGCATCGACAAGTTTATTAACGCGACCACCGACCAGCCCGATAAAGAAAACCCGCTATACAAGCAACTCGCCGATGAGGCCGAGGCGGAATATCAGCGGGAAGAGGCGCGCATGCAACAAAAGGAGGAGCAGGAGCGGGAGCGGGTGCGAAACGTGCGCGAGGAGCAGGCGCGTGCCCAGGAGGCCGAAACGAACCACCAGGAACAGCTCCGGTTACAGGCCCAGCATGCTCAAGAGCAGGACGCGCTCTTGAGTATGAAGGCGACGGGGGATCAAAAGCGTCGCGAGCTCGACGCGCTGAAGCAAAAACAGGCCGAGGACAAGCGACTGCTTCTCGAGCAGCAGCAGATCGATTTGCGGGACAAACAGGCGCGGGTGTTTGCGGAGGCGCAAGCCCAGAATAAGAGCCGGCTAGACGCCGCAATTAAAACAATGGAACTAGAGACACAGCGGACACGAGTTCCAGAATTCCAGAGACAGGATAACCAACAGGTTGTAGACATACAGAGGCGACAGGCGCGTGAAGTCGAGGAGGAGAAGAAACGGATCGAGGAGGAGAATAAACGGTTCAACATGCCACGAGTTGTCGACCAACCGGGCACCCTCATTATTCGCAAACTAAACAAAGAACCGGCCCCGGTTGCCGGACTGCCGCCCTGTAAAAAAGACATTGTTGTCGACATGCAGGTTGCGTCCAAAAAGCTGCACCCTCAAACAGACGCGCGTCAGATGACGATGCTAGATTTGATGTCCATGTCGAGTCCGGCGCGTATCACCGAGTACGGGCTACACGCTCCGCCGACTGTTAACAATAGGAATTACCAGCACAATCTGTACATGTACTTCCGGATGTTTCTCGGTACAACGATCTTCAGCCCGAAACCGGCGTTCCAGCTCACTGACATTCCGCCACAGACGAGGGCTGATGTTATGAAAGCGATCGAGTACGACACCGAACAGCTCTTGCCCGGGTTTGCAAAGGAGCTGAGCAACATGTACAAACGGCACATGGTTATGTTCACAGGATCCGGTGCAAGCGAAAATAACGAGATATTCAACAGGGTATACACGATCGCCCACCGCGACTACGCGCACTTGTACAAGACTATTTTTACCGCGATCACAATTCCCGTGTACGATTGCGACGCGTACGTCGACAGGATCGTTGATCTGCTGATGATTAAATTTCCGCCGCCGGTCAGAACGGTGCCGCCAATCGGGCCGGCAGCTATTTCACCGGTCGATAATAGAAATCTCCGCTCCAAAACGCTCCTGTACCGCAGATCGCTGATGCGGTTCGTGTACCCGCACATCATGGCGAACGCGCCCAGTATTATTACAACACGGGACAATACGACATCGATCGGAACTGTCGGTCTCGTGCGGCGCATGTTCTCAAATCCCGACAACACGGAAATATCCTTTTCGGCGTGCACCCCGTACTCGCCGGCCGTCAAGTGCGCGCCGAACTCGCAGACGCTGACGGTGTGTGTCTGCGCCGGCGTCGACGAGGAACGGGTCACAAACTTCGACACGAACATTATGGGGCTCGTCAACCGCCTTCTCAACAATTCCATCACGCAAAACCTGATGTACGTGTACCACGTGAGCACGGTATCCAACGCGGCGGCGGTCGGGCTGGCGCAGGAATCGGCAGCGGTGTACTTTTACGAAAATATCGACAAGGTGTTTGACTACGGCGTGTCCGCGATGACATTTACCGAGTGGATCATGACTCCGCGCCAACCGTTCGAAGTCGTAAGCGTGTACTTCCAGATATTCCACGCAATGTACGTATTGCAAGAGTACCTCGGTCTCGTGTTTTACAAATTGTCGCCCAACGATATCCGAATTGTCCCCGTAAATGCGTGCGGGTACTGGCAGTACGTCGTGGACGGCGTGACCTACAACATTCCCAACTACGGGTACCTTGCTCTCGTCGGCGGGTACCACAACCTCACGAAAATATCAGACACTGCTACAAAGACCAAACACCGCATCTGGGGCACGTTCGCGCGATTCGCGCACGACAAGCTGTGCACGATCCTGAAATCGTCGCCGAATTACACCGAAGTAAAAAGGTTCAGAGACATGACAGATATTTTCTCGATCTCGCTCGTCTCGCGTACAAAGTCGTTCCTCGCGACATTTTCGTGGAAGTCGATCATCGCGCTGTTCAAATTCTTTATCCCCGCGTCGACGACGCCGCCAGATATTATCGATACGCTTGGCGACAATCCCCAGTTCAAGTATAAATACAACCCCCGGCTCAACGTCGTTTCTGACCTGGATGGGAACACGGTATACGGTACTTACAAAACAGTCAACCTTACAGTTAACAACGTTGAAAAAACATTCGACATTTACGGATTTAGCACGTCGGGGAACAAGGCCAATACGGGTGGGTACGACAAGCACGGGTACGACACTCACGGGCTCGATGTTGACGGGTACAACCACAGAGGGTACAACGTGGATGGGATCGACAGATTCGGATTCAATGTTGACGGGTACGACGCACAGGGGTTCACTCGTGTGGGGTTCAACCGCGACGGGTTCGACCGGTTCGGCTACAACATCAACGGCTACAGCGTATTCGGCTTCGACCGCACCGGGTACAACATTATCGGCTTCGACATGGCGGGATACAACCACGCCGGGTTCGACACACAAGGATTCGACCGCGCCGGGTACGACCGCGTGGGATACGACGCCGAGGGATACGATATCACGGGGTTTAACAATAAGGGGGTGAACAAACAGGGATACTCGAAACAGGGATTCGATAATATGAACAAGAGTATATGGGGTGTGGACAAACAATTGTACTCCAAAGAGGGCTACGACGCTGACGGGTTTGACGCCAGGGGGTACGACCGTGCGGGGTACGACCGTGCGGGGTACGACCCTAGCGGGCTCGACGTGAACGGCGTGCCGCGCGTCCGGAACATTCTCGGCAGAAAATTATATTAGTTTCGTGTTTATAAATGTCGTGCACCAACCAAGTGTTCCACGTGCGCGATACACACCGCGACAAGTTCGTCGACAACTCTACCACCAGTATCATGCGCGGCGCGTCGTACAACATAGGCAACACACATATCCTCAGCACGCCCGTCTACGGGCGGTCGGTCGCGCTCACACCGTCGTCCGTCCCTGAACACCAGGGCTGTTCGTCTATTGCCGTGGGACACGGGGCCGGAAATGAGCGGCAGGGTTCAAACGCGGTGGCGGTGGGTAAGTACGCGGGGCACACCGCGCAGATGGACGACTGCGTCGCTGTCGGTGTAAGTGCCGGCAACCAGAGCCAGGGCGCGAAAGCAGTCGCTGTGGGGCACAGATCGGGCGGTACGAATCAGGGCGGACTGTCCGTCGCGATTGGCTCGCACACGGGCGAATGCAACCAGGGCGCGAACTCGGTCGCCGTGGGCGCACTAGCGGCGGCGATAAAACAGGGACAATACTCTGTCGCAATAGGAACCAGCGCGGGTTACAACGCACAGGGTTCCAACTCTGTCACGGTTGGATGCAACTCGTGTATCGAGTCTCAGGGAGCTAACACGGTCGCGCTGGGCTACGGATGCAGCGCCGGGGGTCGCGGTGGTATAGCGATTGGCGCACACAGTAGCGCGGATTTTGCCGACAGTATTGCAATAGGTGTTAACGCCGCGACTACATCACCCGGACAGCTGGCGCTCGGGAGTCGTGCGAATCCACTCACTGTGATCCCCGCGTCGCCCAAAACACTGGCGGGGTACATGCCCGTGCTGCTAAACAATGTCGAAGTATATTTGCCGTACTACAATTAATTATTACTTTTTTCAAAAAAAGTAATATCACAATAAATGAGCAGTTTTGGTATGAAACAAGATCTGTATGTTAGCTCCGTGCATGCTAAACTGGTGGATGCAAAGACTATTAATGTTGACGTGTGGCATATCGGCGAGCTAGATGTTGACGAGCTAGATGTTGGCGGCGACATTAATATCGGTACCGGAAAGTCGTACAAAATCGGAGGCGTGCATGTACTCAGCACACCGGTCCAGGGATCGTCGATTGCTCTCGGTAATGCCGCTGGTGTAACATTGCAGGGTACCAGTTCCGTCGCAATTGGTCTAGACGCGGGCCAGACATCACAGGGTAATACGGCTGTTGCAATTGGGTCGTTTTCAGGAACTACCAATCAGGGTTCGTCGTCGGTTGCTATAGGAGAAAATTCCGGGAACACATCACAGGGGATCTCGTCTGTTTCTATAGGTAGAAACAGTGGTGTTACAGGTCAGGGCGATAGTTGCGTGGCTATCGGATTGTTTTCGGGAACTACCAGCCAGGGTGATGCCGCAATTGCAATTGGACCTAATGCCGGAAATGATACCCAGGGTCAAAATGCAATCGCAGTAGGTTTATTATCTGGACAATCAAACCAAGGAAATAATTCTGTTGCGATTGGGTACCAGGCTGGGCAGACGACACAGGGTGGACAAAGCGTGGCTATAGGAGAGAACGCTGCGACAGCCACTCAGGGCGCTGGGTGTGTTGCAATGGGGTATAGAGCAGGAATGACAACCCAGTCGACATTTGGGACAGCGGTGGGGTACCAGGCGGGGATGACGACACAGGGACTTTCTGGAACGGCAATAGGGGCAAGCGCGGGCTCGATAAACCAGGGAGGAAACAGTGTTGCTGTTGGATTGTTTTCTGGACAAACGAATCAGGCTGCAAGTGCAGTTGCGATTGGGTTTAATGCAGGGAAGACTAC